ATATTTTAATTTAGATTTAAATGATAACATTATAGTAATTTATTTCAAAAATTCGAACAGAAATTCCGAGGAATATTCGGTCCATTTAATAAATATTTGTAATAAAAAATTTAACATCACAAAATTAATAAAATTAATTGATCTAAAATTCATTCATGGTAATCATAAAATTATTGCTATTTCAAAAAGTAATTATGAAAAATTTATCGAATTATTAAAAAATTATAATGATTTAATCATATAGAAATTTTATTATTTTTCCGGTACCTTTAATGGGTACCGGATTAAAATTGAAAAATTTCTATTTTTTTTTAAATCTTTAAATGAAAAGAAAGAAAAAAGAAAAAGTAATACAAAAAGAAAAAAGAAAGAAAAGAAAAATATATATTTATATATTTATTTAATTCCGGAATATTATATTATTTTATATTATACTCCCGATAAAATATATAAAAGATTATATTAATATTCCGTAATATATTAAAATATATTTTTATATTCCGGAATCATGATATATATAATCTAAAAATATTTATCTAAAATATGTGGTTATAATAAAATATATTTTAAATCCGGATATTTAAATTTTTTAAAAATATATTTAATATTTATATTTACGGTTTTTTAAAAAAAAATAATATTATTTTTTAAATTATTCTTTTTTTTAAAAACGATATTTTAAAATATTTATTTTTAATAACAATTCCGGAAATTAAAATTATGAAAATATAGTATTTATCCGTAAACTTGACATTTCAAAATTTATGCTTTAAAATTATCATACCGCGGGAAAATCCCCGGTAAAAAATAAAGGAGAGGGAAATATGAAAGAAAAAAGAAATCGCAATATACCTCCTAAAGGAGGACAAAAAGAAAGAAAAGGAATATCATTTTTCCATAAAAGAAATGATGAATGGAAAAATATAGAAATACAACCAGGAAACGAATCCGTATTTATAACCATAACGGATTCCAATAAACACAAATTATCCATATCTTTAAATTTACAAGAAATATCATTTTTAAAAGATATTTTAGATTCATATTTAAATGAAATTTTGAAAAATAAAATATATGGCGAAGTAAAAGGAGGAAAAAACTATGAAGTTAGAGAAAAACAACCGTAAAGATCCCCATTTGAATGGGGTAAATGACATTGAAAATATCGAAAGAGAAGAATTAGAAAAGAACATAGGAAGAAAAATGGTGAATTATATCAAAAAACATACAAACGGAATTGCATCATATATATCTTCTAAATATTCTAATGATGATTTCTTGGGAGATAAAGAAATGATTGAGGAAATACTCGAATCTCCAGTATTTTTAAAATATGTTAGAACGGAATTTCCAAAATCAGAAGAAATCCAAAAACAAATTGATGAAATATTAAAAATTAATTCCGGTAAAAATAAAATACAAGAAGTATTAAATCAGTATCCTGAAATTAAATCATTATTATCACTACCTCATCCTTGGGGAGATATCGAAATAGAAAGAATACAAGAAAATCGTTCTCTCTCTAAAAATGAAATATTTGAAAAATTAATTTTTGCAATTAAAAAATATCATGATATTGTTTCTACAGAATTTCCATCTTATTATTCTTATTCAAGTATTTTAGAAAGATTTGCGATTGTATTTTCTTCAATTAAAGAATCATTGGATAAAAGTAATTGGACTGAAATTAATAACGGAAATATTACAACCATACCTTTACATAATATATGTGCATATTCGGTTGTTACAGTTAGAGAATATCTAAAAAGATTAGGAAAACCGGAATTATTTGATTTATTAAAAGAAATATCTTATTTATATTCACTTTATTCTGGAATTAAAGTATCTCCATTTGAAGTTTGTATATCTTCTTTAAATATTCCATTACTGGTATTTATTGGATTTATTACTATTAATGATATCAATGTTAAAATCAATGAGATAAGTGAAGGAAAAAATTTAAAACTTATTATTAACATTCCATTAATCGAAAATTTGATTAAAAATGATTTCTCGTTTATAAGAAAAATGATTGATTACAATGTTGATGAATATAAAGTAAAATTGTCTTTAAATTCTAATCATACATTTACTTTTAGAGTATTAGAAAGACAAGATGAAATTATTAGAGTTTATACGGATTTAAATTATTTATCTGTTCTTGTTGATGAAATATTACTTAATCCTATTAAAAAAGAACCAAAAGAATATTCAAAAATTTTAAATGAAGATGTAGTTAAAGATACTATCCAAATTCCCGAATATATACCATATGCATTTTCACTGATACCATATTTATATATTGATTTTAATTTATCGCCTAATGACGAATATACTATTGAAGAAATTGAAGAAATAAGACACAATTTAAAAGAAATGAGTAAGTTAATTGATCGTGTCAATTATCAAAATATTAAAACCAAATTTGATAATGTTAGAACAGTTAATTCTTATCTAAAAGTTAAATTAAATAACGATCAAATAATCGTTGATTTAGAAAATGTTAGTTTAGAAACAAGGAGATTAATTTATTATATGTTCAAAACCGTATATCCTAATTCAGTATTTATTGTAAGAGATAAATTATATACCATAGAAGATGCCTATGATATAAAACAAGATATTAAAGAAATTTTAGAAAAATCATTTATTTCACTTTTGATATTTAGAAGTAAGGAAGTTAAACCATATTTACATTATTTTGAAATATTTGTAAAATTTTTATTTAATTCTCCCTCTCAATATATTTTCGAAAAAATATATAAATCAACCGAAGAAATAAAATCACCTTATACATTTATCCTTGATTTAAGTAATGATGAAGAATTTTTGGGAACAATCATGGATACTGGTATTGATCAAAACTTTCACGAATATCTTTATGAATATTATGAAAAATCCTACAAAAATGTATTGAAATCATTAGAAAACGCCACACTCGAAGATTATTTACTTTATATTTACAATCAATTTGTTGATATATTCAAAGAACATATTTTAGGATTACAAAATTACGATTTAATTAAAAAATATGAAGAATATTTCAATAAGAAAGAATCATTTGGAGAAGAAAAATATTTAATAACGACCGAAGAAATATTACAAAAATCATTAAGTGATTTATTTATGTATCGTTCTCATTTTAGAGATTTAGATGATTTAATGGAAATTAAATCAGGTAATTTGATCGTTATAGGTGCAAGACCATCAATTGGAAAAACATCATTTGCATTAAATTATGTTTTATCATTATTAACATTACATCCTGATATTAAAATTGGATTTATTTCTCTCGAAACACAAAAGGAATATCTTGGATTAAGAATACTTCAAATTCTTTTAGGATTAGATAAGAAAACATTAATTGATAAATATATGAAAAAAGACGAAGAATTTGAAAATACTTTAAAAATGATAAATGATTATTATTTATCAAGACTGATTATTATAAATAATACTTATGAATTAAGTGAAATAGAAAATGTTATAGAACAAATGGTTAAAGAAAATAAAGTTAATTTGATATTTGTAGATTACTTACAAAGAATGAATGTTATTGTTGATAAAAAGAATGTATCTAACACTTACATAGGAATAACATTATCCATTAAATCATTTTCAACTTTATCTAAGAAATTAAATATACCAATTTTTGTATTATCACAATTAAATCGTGAAATAGAAAAAAGAAAGAAAAATGATGTATTATTAACTGATTTAAAAGGATCCGGTGATATTGAACAAGAGGCCGACATCGTTATTTTAATGAATAGAAATCGTGTATCCGTAGATGTTAATGATGTTGAATTTAATTTAATTAAAAATCGTGATGGCAAAATCGGAACCATTAATATGTTATTTAAAGGAAATTATTTCAGATTTGCGCCTCTTGATAATAAAAACATGTTAGAACCTGATTTTTATCTTAACATATTGAAGGAAAAATACGAAGAATATCTTAATTTAAAGAAACAAGAAACAATTAATACGAATAATTATGAAAATTATTCCGATAAAGTTGTGTATTATTGTCCTGTATGTAAAAATTATGAAAGAGAAATAAAAGATGGTGATGTAATAGTAGAAAGTTTATGTGATGATTGTCAAAATAAAGGATATAAATCATATATTTGTGTTAATTGTTCAAATACAACTTATAATAATACCGGTGATGTATTATGTGAAAATTGTAAGAAATTTAAAGATACTATTGTATCCGAATTTAATACACAAAATGAAATTAAAATAAGTAATCCAAAAGAGTTAGAAGATGGTTATTATACAGGATTAACCATACAATGTAAGATTTGTGGAAATGAAACTTTATATTTCTATAAGAAACATAATTTATGTCCAACTTGTTATCGCCACTTGGATAAAATTTATCTAACATATGGTATATTAAATATCATTGATCCCGGGAATCAAACAATTTCTGAAGTCTTTAATAAAATTAATGACTATATTAATAATCACAAAATTGATAATGAAAATTTAGTAAAATCTCATAACCTAATTGAACTTATAAAAGATATTGATAATATTAGTGAAGAAATTGAAACATTGTATAAAAACAAGAAATTTAAAGATTTATATTATCTATACATTAAAAGAATTTATCCCTCCTTACTTAATGGAAATATATCCGAGATTTATAATCATTTCAGAAAAACCGTTGATTACTTAAATAAAAACAATATTAAAATCAATTTTGATCATATAACTTATTTTGGTCCAATGTTTATACTTCCATCTAAAATTATTGTAAATATGAATAATATCATTGAAAACATAAAGAAAATTAATGAAATATTTTACGATAAGGAAAAATCTTCCGAAGATAAAGTTTATATCAGATTCTTAAATGATGATGATATTAAAAAAATTAAAAAAATCGTATCCGATATTAAAGATAAATTAAATAATATTTCAAAATTTACAAAATTTATACAAATTAATAAAGAGCAAATAACCGATTATTATAACCTCCTAAAAGAACAAATTCTTAATGAAGGAAATGAATTTTATAATCGTTATATGTTGTTAAATGATAGAATATTGAAATTAACCAATAATATTAAACAAAAAATTACTCTCAATAATATTCTTTTTGCATTATATTATCAATATATAAAAGATAAAGATTTTAGAGAAATGATAAATAACTTAACCGATGAAGAATTATTGAATACGATAAATATATTAATAAATGTGAGATATCCATATAAAATGAAAAATCCTGATGAAATTACATTTTACAATTTATCCGATAAAATTACACTTGAAGTATTAGATATAAATCAAATTCCGGAATATGTTATTAATATTTATGAAAAAATTAAACATTTTCTTAACCACATAGGATATAATATTAATTTGTTTGAAAAATTAAAGGAAGAAACACAAGAAGAAAATAAAAATATAAAAATATACGATATGAAAACTTCAAAGGAGGGTACCATGACAGAAAGAGACCTTAAGGAAATACAAAAAACACATGATGTTATAGAGGGAAATAAAATTAAGTTCATAAGGGGCGTCATAAAAACATTCATATTTGAAGAATTAGGAATTGAAGAATTTAAACCCAAATTTTATGTATCAACCTGGTTTAATCAATTCTATAAAACATCTCAAAAAATAATTGATTTATGGAATAATTCCATTAAAAATAAAAATTGGGATGAATTTAATAACTTTATTAAAGAAATAAGAAATTATGATTTACCCGAATATTTACATGATTTTCAATTATACATCAATAGTTATCATTCTGAAATAAATTATAACGATATTGATGAACCACTTGATCACTTGTATATACAACATTATATTCGTTATCTAAAATCTGTAAAAGAAATATTGAATTTAGTTAAAAATAACAAATTCATCAATAAAGGAATAATAGAAAAAATCAAATTTGAAATTGAAAATATGAATTATGTTATTAATTCACTTAAAGAACATATATTGAATGATTTATCACTAAAGAAAAATCAAAAAGAAGATAAAAATGACAATAATAATAATGATAATAACAACAATAATAACGAAGAAAATAATACAACAAATATTAATACAATAAGTGAAATAAATGAGGATAAAAATATTATTAGAATTGAAGAACCCAATTATGATATTTCTCAAATAGAGGAATTTGAAAAAGAAAGTTATCAAATATTAAAAGAAATTCCATTATCAGAAGAAGAAAAAACGAAAGTTAATATTATATCTAATTATTTCAAAGAAATTATACAATGCACATATGAATATTCTTATGTTATCACAGGATTATTAAACAATTATTACAATAAATTTTTAATTCATTTTGATATTGATATTGAAAATGCCGCCGATGAATACAAATATCGTTCAACATTTTTATATCAATTATTCCAATTTGCCATAAAATATGTTAATAAAATCTATTCAACTAAACAAAAAATCCTAAACAAAAGAAAAATTTCCGAAGAACATATAATAACATTTTATAATAATGTTCATGATTATTCAAAGAAAACTATTATAGATGAATCTATTATTCCTTATCGTAAAGAAGTATTAGATATCGTAAGAGATAATAAAGAACTTTATTTAAAAAGTTATAAACTTATTTTAGAAAAAATTAAAGATAATGAAAAATATCAACCATGGTATAATATATTATCTGTAATGCACAAATTCCTAAATGATTCATATGATATATTCCTTAATATCGGTTCAATATTACATAATGTTTATATTGATATTGTAAAACTAAATTCAATATTAACAAAAGAATATGATACTAAACAATTAAATAAATCATTCCTTGATGAAATTTTATCTATAATATCTCGTGTTTATGAAAATAATAGAATATTTAAATCAAATATATATGATTTACAATTATCACTTTCTAAATATATTAAAACATTTACTGAATCATTAAAATTATTTGAAAATACATTTTTCATACTAGAAAGAAATCAAAATAATAATGAATATGAATATCATCCCGTATTGTTAAAATTGATAAAAGAATTGGATTTGAAACGAATTGATCAAAACCACTTGGATGTTATTAAACATTTTGTAGATACTCATATCAAAGATGGTTATCAAGACATAATACTTTCATTATCATCATTAAATATATTGAGAGTATTTGATTCATTAACGGAAAGTAATGAAGTTAAAAATATACAAACTATAATTGATGTATTTTTCAGAGAAATTAATTCAAGATTATATGTTCCCAAATGGTTAGAAATTTACAAATACTTATTCAACTATTACAAAGATGAAATTATTGATTATGTAAAAGATAGATACGATATTGAAAATATTGATGAATTTTTAAACATATTTTCGGAAATATTCAATTCATATGAAAAATCCATAGATTATATAAAAAATCATAAAATATCTAATACTAATTTATTAGAATATACTCAAAATGAATTTTTTGTATCCTTATTTAAAAACATTGAAAAATTGAGAAAATTAGTAAAGAGTAAAAGAAATGAAATTGAGTTTGAAGTATAATCTTCTGGGACCCTCTCGGGTCCCTTATCATGTTTTTAAAAACCATTTATTTTTTTTAAATCACATTTGAAAATAATGTATAACTGTGGAAGATTTAATCAATATATTGATGAAGTTAGAAAATATCTCCAAGATATTCCTTCTAAAAGATATTTGCATTATAATCCGGATGGAACCGAATTTTCTAATGATGAAATATGTGATGCATTAAGAGAGGCATCAACAAGATGGGAATCATTATACGAGACAACATATTTTCTTCCCGTTATACCACTTCCCGCAATTAAATGGTCATTTTTAAAATTAACTGTTGGTATTTTATTAAAAAAGAAAGGATTATATTATATGCAAAATGCCGCAAGTATAGGTGATGCCATAGAAGTCAATGATTTTGAAATGAAAATGCAACTTTATATTTCTATTGGAGAACAATTACAACAAGAGGCCGAACAAGAACTTTATCAACATAAATGGTATCTTTTAAATAATATTCATCTTATCCGTTAAAATTTTCATTGTATGTTAGATTTCTTCTGCGAAGTTTGTAATCAAGATTTTAAAAATAAAATATCAGATAAAAATATACTTGAATATATTAATAAAATTATATATCGTATTGTTCAATTCTATACTAAGAAACATTATAAAAAAACCGGAAACAAATATATTCAAAAATTTTTAAATGAACTTCCCTATAAAGATGTAATTTGTAGTGATATTAAAGAAATTATTGATAATTTTGATACATTTATCGGAAAAAATGGCGTTATTAAAAGTAAAGTCAGTATGTTTTTAAGAAAGAAATATGCCCTCTTGAAATTACAAAGAGACCAATTCAGTTCCATAACATTAAAATCTAAATTAGAAAATGGAAAAATTATAATTGATTTAAACGAATTATCTAAAATTCTAAAAATTGATAGTAATATACTTTCTCAATATTTTCTTCTTGAAAATAATGTAAAAACTAAATTTTTATCAACTAATGATAAATTGTCTATTATACTTGATTTAAGAATAGAACTTTACAATATAAATGAAAAAGATATATTATCTTCTATTATAGAAGAAACTAAAAAACACATTTAATAATGTTGTGGTACTTTTGGAATTGAAAAATATACTAGAGAACTATAAAACGGCAATTTTTAGCGAATATTATGATAGATTATCAACAGAAAAGATAATTAGTAAATATCAAAAATAATGTTAATCAAATACTCACAAAATAATTTTGATAGAATATACGAAGGAGATCCTAGTAAAATACTTGACAAAAAAGAATTTAATAAAAAAGATAAAATACATGTTGTATTTACTCCCATACAAGAAGGAAATAAAGTTAAATATCGTTTATTCGTTATAGGTGAAACATACATGCCAGATGAAAAATTTCCTAATCATCATGTTCAAAAAATATTTACATTATCACAAGGAGAATTTAATAATTTAAATGATATCGTTGAACATTTAGACAAATATAAAGAAATAATAGATGTTAATAAAGTAATGAATCGTATTATGCAATCATTGGAAAAGGGAGAATCATATGTACATCATATTGCGGTATATAATACTTTTACATTAAATCCTTTTCTTGCATATACGGATCAGAAATTAGAAATACCAAAGCACATTTAATAATGTTATGTTACTTTTAGAATTAAAAAATATACTAGAAAATATAAAAGAAGCAAAATTAAAATTTCTTAAAGATTTTATAAAAGGAAAGGGAGAAGAGCAGTATGATTTAATACACGAATTTGTTTCTGGATTTTCTAAAGATATTTATCATCCTAGTCATTTTGCTAATGTCATAGATAGTTTATCGGATAAAGAATTAGAAATGTTGGAAAAAAGAATGAAAGAACATTGGTATCCCAATTCATTAGAAGAAGATTTAAAAAGAGATTTTATTTTAAATAGTCTTAGAGACACCGAGCATAAGGCCCGTCTTTTAAACGGATATTTGGTTTTTAGAAAAAAAATTAACGAAAGATTAGGAAGAGACCCTTATGATGGAATTGATAAAAAAATTTTTCATAAAACTTTTTTAGAACTATATCATCCTCGACATTTTATTGATTTAGATAGTATTTATTTACCAAAATTTAAAGAAGGTAAAATTTCCTCCTATAAAGAGAAACGCCTTAAGTCTTTCTCTAAATCAATAGATTATATAGATGATATCGATACTTTAAAAGAATTAAAAAATAAATATGAAGAATATATTAACTATTTTGAAAAACACAGAGAAGATATGAAAGAAGGGGTACCTTATATTAAAAAATTTTATAAAGAGAAAATCGAACCTTTAATTGATTTAAGAATAAAGGAAATACAAAGAAAAAAGACATTTTAAAATGATATGAATTTAATAAAATTAAAAAATATTTTATTAAACAAAAAAGAAAGTTCAGATTATCTTGAATTATCTAAACCTTTTCATGATGAGTTTATGGATGCATGGAAAGAAGGAAAATATGAAGATTATCCTTTTTATAGAAATTTTAATGATATAAATTTTTATAAACATGTTTCTAATGAACTTGAAAAAATACAAGATAAAAAGAAACTCCAAATAATGAGAAAAAATCTTAAAGATGTATTTTTAGAAAACTATAAGCATCGAATTAAGTATATAACTGGCGAACCAGATAGTTATCATATAAATTTTCTTAACTATTTTACAATTATGAAAAAAATTAATAAAAAATTGGGTTTAAATGAATATGAAGATATAGATAAGAATCTTTATCACAATACTATTTTAAGTATATTTCATCCCGAAAATATAATGGGAGATAAAGTTCTATCGTATCGAAAACCTTTTTTAAAACCCGGTTCTAGAGAAAATAAAATATATAATGAATTCAAAGATCATTTCCTTAAAACCATAGATGATCCCGAAACATTAACAAAAATAAAAAATCATTATGAAAATTGGATAAATAATACAAGATATGAGAATATTAAACAAAAAGCAAGAGAAAATTATGAGAAATATATATTACCTTATATAGAAGAAAGGGAACATGAATTACAAAGATTGAAAAAAGAAGAAATAGAAAAACATAAAAAAAGAATGACTAAAGTTATTGAAACAATGCATCCGGAAGAAGAACAAAAATCACCTATACAAAAGATACTAGAAAAATTAAAAATTAAATAATGTTAATTAAATATTTTTAAAATCAATTTCAAAAGAACTTGCGGAATTTTTTTTAAAAAAGAAAAAGAAGAAAGGAAGAATAAAATAACGACATTTTATGTTGTATGAAACTTTATCTCAATTCAGACTTATCTTTTTCACTTTTCGATAAAATACTTTTAAATAAAGAAGGATTTTGTAAAAAGATTAATACTACTAACGAAGTTATAGAAAAATTTCCTATAACAGATGTAAGATTAATTATCGAAAATCAAAAAACATCTTCTTTAATTAATAATACACTTAATTTTCAATACGGAATATTACTTTTCGATAGAGATGGATACTTAGTAAAATATGCGGAAAAATTTATAGATAATAAAGGAAGTATAAAAATTGCAGAAGATAAATATTATCTTGATAAATATTTCTTTTTACCGGTATATCTTCCGGAAAATAAACCTAATTTATGGGAATTAGTAAAAGTATCCGATGATGAATATGCATTTTTAATTGATAAAAATTTACTTTTATTTAAAGTATCGGAAGATATTATATACCATTTAAAAGAAAACTATTTAAATCCATTATATAGTTATAAAAATGATAAATTCAAGAAATATTCACTTATTAAAATCAATGAAGATACTGTTCAAGAAAATATAGGAAATAAAAGTATAATACATGCAAAGGAAACAACCAAAAGACATGAAATTGAATTAACATTAAATTTACATCCCCAAGATCCATCTAAATATATTCTTGAATATAAAACATATAAAAATGGTAAATTAAGTAAAGTAAAACAATACGAAATTTCCGATATTAATCAATTACCTAATTATATCAAAAGAATATTATCACTTCCGGGAAAACATTCCAAAGAATTATCCCAAACATTACAATCTTCTATTGGTCAACCCGTAAAAATAACCAGAGAAATCAAAACACATAATATTTATATTAAAACATCTAATTTAAATTTTGAAAATAGTCTTATTGAAATTAAAAATGATAAATATGGTGTTTTCATTGATAAAAATACTTTTAAGGAAATAAATGAAATAACCATTCCGAAAGTTAAAATCAATTTAAGTAATCTTAAACTTCTTCCTGATTTAAAATCGATCAAATATGCAATTTATAAAGATAAAAATCATATGTTAATTTATGATAAAAATAAACTATATGATATATATTATCAACCAATAGAAGAATTTAAGAAAAATCAACAAAATACAAAATTATCTATGGGATATTATGATAATAAATTCTTTTTCGTGGATGTTAATCAAAATAAAAAATATGTTATTGATGATACCGATATTGAAGAGAGTGTAATAGAAAACGCAAAACAAATATTAAGAAAATATAATATTGCCCATGACGATAAAAAAGTATCTGAATTACTTAATGAAGTAAGAGAAAAAGGAATATTAAAAATCAAAGAAAGTAATCCATACATTTCAAATAACAAATACACTTATTATAAAGACAATAAATTATACGAAATTAATCTTGATCCATTAACATATTCCATATTAACCGTTTATGGTTTTGACAAATATCCTAAAATACTTGATGATTTTAAAAATGCCGAATTAATCATTAGAATAAACAATAATACTTACCGTTATATTAAAGAAGGAGAAAATATTCAAGTAGAAAAAGAAATTAATAATAATAAATTATCAGATGATATTGACATTGAGATTTCAATAAAAGGATATGGAATTTATAAAGACAATATACCCATATCCGATTTATTAGAAATTGATAAAGAAAATGGACAATTTTATATTAATAAAAAATTCTCTTCTTATATAAGATTAATTGAAGATAACATTACTTCTAATACCGATTTTGATAACTTAAATATCATCCACTTGAAAAATATAAGTGATTATTATGATAATAAATTATCTTCTTTTATTGATCCAATTGACACTTTAAACAATATTCCATTTACTTATTTTAAAGAAAATACAGATAATCCATTTTCATTTTTTAAATATTCCGAAAACATTCAACCATCTCAATTTTTACTAAACAGTAAAATAAATAAAGAAATTGAATTAAATAAAAACAAGGATTTTGTTATTAAATTTGAAGAATCGGATCATTTTGAGGTTATTCCACTATATTATGATTATAATTCCGGTTCTTACAAATATGGAGAAGATTTAATTTTAAGTAATTTTATGTTGAATAGAAAATATGGAAATATTGAACAAGGATTGATAGTTAAATATAATCCAAACTATATTAAAGATATACACTATGGACCTCTTATTGGAAACGGAATAGAATTCATTAATGATGTTATAAAAGTTGTTCAAGATGATAAAGTATTATTCATTAAAACCGATAAAAACATAAATTCGCATTTAAGTGTTGAAATTGATAATAATATGAAAAAATTAGAAAAACTGGGAGAATATAAAATTTCATTTACCGATTTTGATATATTAGAAAGGAATAATGAATATAAAATTGTATTCAAATATCATAATTTTCCTATTTTGAAATATGATTTAAATGAAAAACATGCCGATGATGTTGAACCCATATTCGATAGTCATGAATTACCAGTATTATCTCAACAAATAGAACAAATACAAGAAATTGATCCCGAATTTGCAGAAATAATAACCAATGTTTTAAGTATTATAGAAAATGGTGAAAGTATTATTAAACTTTATTTCATACTAAAAGAAATAAGAAAATCCCTTGCAACTTTAATGATATTTAATGAATTTCAGGATAGTGGTATATCTAATGAAAGATTACAAAATCTTTTAAAATACTTAACTGATTTTAGTGATTTAGTTACTAAAAACTTCAATGAAATCATTGAAAATTATTTAATACAACAATCACAACTCCAACAACAAGAAGAGGAAGAAGAAAATAAACCGCAAAAGAAAAAGAAAAAATAATATGTTATTATGCGTTATGCATCTAATATTATATGTCCCATTAAGTTTAATTATAACAAATACAAGGATATTATAAAACAAATTTTTGAAAATGTTGATTTAGAAATTATAAAAAAAGAGGTCGAAAATAAAATATTAAGTCAAAATATTGAAATCCGTAATTATACTTCTTCTATTAAATTTGGTGAAATAGTTGAACACTATTTTTATGATAAATATTACAAAGGATGTCAAAGACAATTTAAAATTTTATATCAAGATGTTATAGGAAAATGCGATTTTCTTTGTAATGATGAAGTAATAGAACTAAAATATTCAACTTTTATACCAACCAAAAAATTAATTGAAATCTACAAATATCAAATCTATTTTTATACTTATGTTTTGAATCAGAAAAAATTTTCTCTAATTGCCATTAATCCCATAGAAGATGATATTGAAATATACCGGGATGAATTAAAACCGGAATATATAAATATCGTAAAAAATATTATCAATGGTAATAACTTGTCATTTAGAATAGACTTACATTGTATATATTGCGACATTAAAGATTGTCCGGTTAAGAAATTTTTAAAATGAAAAAAGATCTTCCTTTCGATGAGAAAAAAAGTATAGAATACTTATATAAAATATACGGAAAACACTATACTAAATTTTTTTCTCCACATACTATTAAATTTATTCTAAAACAGATTGTAAAAGATAGTATGAAAAAATATGATCCTAATAAAAATGTTTCTTGGAAAACTTTTTTACATAATCAAGGAAAACAATTCATAACCATAATGGAACAGGAAGGATATGTATTTCAAATCCCCCGTTCAACTTTAAGGGATTTAAGAAAAGTTCAAGATGTAATTAATGAAATGGGAAAAGATATTGATTTAATTACAGAAGATGATATCAATCATATTTCTTTAAAAACCGGTTTAAATAAAAAAAGAGTAAAGAATATAATTGATATATTAAAAACTGATATTATTAACATGGAAAAGAAAAACACCGATAGTGATGAAATTGATACAAAGGAATTACTTTTTGAATCGACTTCTGTTCCTATACTTGATATATTAGAGGCATATTTTCAAGAAGATCCGATAAAATTGGAAATAATCAAAAATATTCGCAAACATAAAACAACCAATATTAATATTTTATCACAAGAAACGAATATTAATAAAAATGAACTAGAAAAACACTTAAAAGAAATTATTGAAATTAATCGTTTAATTAATTTTTAAGAAACCGTTTGTTCTATTTTAGGTTCTAGATTTTTAATATAACCACTATATGAATATTTTGGTATATTTTGAAATGACTCAATATTGTTTGCATACATTAATGTTAATAACGACGCCAATACTTTTAATTGATGTTTTGTTTTTTCTACATCCTGTTTAGTTAATTTATTTGCTATTTTTTTGAGATTTGGTGTTCCATGTAATATTGTTCCCCAAAAACTTAAAAATATTTTTTTGTGAAATGGTATTTTTTTAAGTTCTTCTTCTATTTTACTTGATTTATACAATTCAAGTGGTGGTGCAATCACATGATCAAAGTAATTATATAAATTTAAATAATGTTGAGGTATTATTTGAGATAAACCTTGATGAACACTTTCAAGAAATCCCTCCATTACTTCTTTTGAAATGTGTCCCACTTCTTTTAAATTACTTTGTTTATAAAATTGTGTCTCTGTTTCAATTGCACCCCTTATGTCAATTGGTTGGTATCTAGATAAATCATAAATTGTTTTTGCCAAATTAATACCCGATATTAATAGTGCAATATTTTTGTATAGTTGTTTGTTATATTCCTTTTTTCTTTCGTTAAAATGTTTGTCCATAAATTTATGCCACCACGATGATTCTATAAATCTTCTAGCAAATTCATTATTTTCTACAATTTTTGATTTTACTTTTTCATATTTATCATATATGTTTTGTTTAAATCTTTGCCACCAAGATAAAGATATTTTACTGGGATGCGGCGTTATCCCGCGGGCAATTAGTGGAATTAAAAGAGGGGAAAAAGCAAAAGTTGCCATAGTAACTATATCTCCAACATTAGATGCTACTTTATCCAAGTTTTCTTTAATAATATTCTCCTCTGTTTTATTAATTAATTTTTTTGCCTCTTTAATATTTTCTTTGGTTAAATTACCATAAAATAACAAAGATAAATGCGTAGGTATAATTAAAAAACGATATTTTTTAGGTGTTTTCTTAAATTTTTTCATTTTTTCTTCTGCCCTATCCCACATTATTTTTAGTTCAAATACATCTATGGGATCTTCATTTTTATGAATTTTAATTTTTGTGGGAATAATATGTGAAAATTTTGATATTAATCTTATAAATTTTTTATCTTCTTCACTAAACGGATTAATTACAATATATTTGTTATTAATTGCCTCCAAACTTTTTTTCTTAAAAAAAGTTTTTATTAAATTTTCATATATTTCTTCTAAATTTTCTTCTTTTTTTATCGCGGAAATTTTAACATCACTACTTTTACTTGTTATAATATTTTCTTCTTCTTCTTTTTCTTCCAAAATTTTTAACAATTCTTTAATTTTTTTGCAATCTCCGCAAGAATCAACTATTTGTTTTTTGTGTTCATTGGTTGATTTTCTTAGATTATCATGTCTTTCTCTATTAATATTTTTTTCGTCGTATATTTTATTTTCCATCTTCTTTAAATGTCGTTTTGATATCTAACTTCTCCAATAGTTCCTAATAATCTATAATCGGTTGAAAGTGTAATAATATAATCTTTTACCATTTGTATATTAACTTGTAAATTAGGAATATTGTTGGTATATATTGGTGCAAATTGAATAATTAAATCTTTCAATTTTCCTAATGCAATAAGATCCGGTTTATGTAAAATTAATACCGCAGATAATTTTTCATATAAAGTTATTAAAGAAGGAAATGTTGCCGTATCAAATATTAAAGTAAAAATTACTATTGTTGTTATGGGAACCGAATAATATATTTCCTTAAATCCTTCCGTTTTATCAACTATATCTTTTTGGTGTGGTGCATCATATAATACCCTCATACTTGGTAAAGGATTGACAACAACTTGATTAATTGTTACTCTAATATTCCAGTCAATTTTCCCCTCTTTCGCGCTCCATAAAGGAGAAATTACGATATTATATAAACCATTTTTATTTTTATCGTCGTTTACTATTGATAAAGATACATCTAAGTTAATGTATTTAAAAAGAAGAGTTAAAAAAGAATTAATACTATCTTGTATAAAATCAAATTTCATTTTATCCTTCTTTTTGTTTTAATGCATCTATTAATTGACGAATATAATAATTTCTTCCAGTATTATTTTTTAATACTTTTTTATTTTTAAGGGATTTAAATATTTTTAAGTATTTTTTATCTCCTATTTCTACATTATATTTTGGTGCCGATTTTTTGTAATTAGTTATAGGAGATAACTTTCTTTTTGTTTTTCTTTTTTTAATTGTTTTTTCTATTTTTCTTTTTACTCTTTCGTCAATTCTTGTTATCATCTTCATTTTAAAATGTGTTTATATGACATTTTTAAAAAGAATGTTAAAATATCATATTTTTTATTGGATAGTAATTTTATTATTGATATCTTTTCTTCTTAAAAAACCAAAAAATTACATAACTGAAAATAAAATTGTTGAATATAAAGTTGATACGATTAAAACCGAAAAGAAAGTATATATTCCGGTTGTTAAAGTTGATACAATAAATCAAAAAGAAATAAAAATTGATACTTTTTATTATCCGATAAATTTAACAAAATACAAATACGAAGATAAAAATATATTTCTTTCTTTTGATGCCGCATATTTTGATGTTAATTCATTATATTATAAAATTAAGTTTTCTCCCCATAAAAAAGAAAATTTTCTTTTTAATATATCCTTATTTAATAACGGAACTTTATATTTCACTTTGACTAAATCATATGGTTTTTTAAATCCTTCTATTTCTATCGGTTATAATCCTTTTGATAAAAATATAATTTATGGTTTAGGAATAACTTTAAAATTTTAGTATGATAAGAAAACCCTTTATAATTGATATTATTTCCATTTTTACACTCTTAATATTATTCATGTTTTATTACATACAATATAAATTTTTTAATAAAAAGGAGTGGTAGAATATGTTCTTTTATAAATCGGACGATGATAAAATTAAAATTAACCTCTTGAAACTTTTTCAATCATTTTCAATCAATTATGGAAACCATGCATTAAAAATATGGGATAATCTTGTAAAAAATTATGGAGTTATATCATCTACCGGTTCTTGTTTTTTAGAAAACGAATTAAAAGTAGAACAAATAAATAGTAATACAATAAAAGTTTATAGAGGAAGTGCAATATTCCCCATACATCCATCATTTTTTATTGACTTACCACAAGATGTAAATAGGGAAGTATTAGTTCAAGTATCTTTGGATAATGATATAACTTTTACCATTGGAAATGATAATTATTTTGTTGTTTTAACCGTTAATAGACAATATTTTGATGAAGTAAAATATGAAAAAACATATTCTAATCCTCCCGAAATAGGAAATATGATTTATGAGTTAAAAGGAAAGATCGAAATTAAACCGTTTAATGTTTTAAGTATGATGACATATAAAAATGCATTATTTTATGTTATAGGTGGCAAAAAATATGGTTTAATACTTGCAACAGTTGATAATAGTGGTCCTCCTCTAGAATAATTTAATTTATGAATTTTAATTCTTGTTCATGTATAGAAACCATAAAAGAATTTACCGAAAGTGTAAAAAATCTTTCCGAACAACAAATATATAATGTTGTAAAATATCTTGTAAGTGATATATTTTCAAATATATTTTTAGAAAACGAAATTGATAATAATATCATAAATTATATTTCGCAAAATATTTATCTTCTTGATAGTATCTTAAAATATAACGGAAATATAATTTTATCTTATTTACAAACATTAACTAAAGAACCACTACTTTATGAACTTATTTCCATTTATTTTAATCTAATTTTGTTAGATCAGTTAATTGATGAATATATTCAATTACTTTTACAAACATACAATTTATGCATTAATTTAAAAAAAGAACTTTCCAAAAAAGGGAAAATAGACAAATATTATTCAAAAATAATAAAAAATAAACAAATTTTAAATCGCATTCAAAATGGTTTAGTATTAAACAAAAATCTTTCCTATATCAATCAGATATCAAATACTATTGAAAATGTTTATAAAGATTTGTGTTTATCGGTTAAAGGAGAAGATTTACCAAATTTAATTTTATTATTACAACTGGGAGAAATTTTGGCAAAATTAACCATTTTATATTCAAAAATCGTAACACTTATTAATAACATAAGAAATATCAATTTAAATTTTAATGTTAAAGAAATGAAAATTAATAACATTGTAAGTAATACTATAATCAATTTAATTAACTCATTATTAGAATGGAATGATAATATCTTCATTATGTGTTCAAAATTGGAAATATTAAAAAACTTGTTAAAAAACTTAAAATTTAATAAAAAATCAAAAGAATTATTTAAAGTACCGAATTTCTCTAAACTATCAAGATTAATCAAAGAATTCAAAAAACAAGAAGATTTTTATAAATGGAATATTGGTAATATGCAAAATAATATTAAATCTTTAAAATGTAATACCATACAACAAGAAATCAATTCATTAAAAATTATTCGTTCTTATATTACCACAATGTTATCAGAATTTTTCATATTAAACAATATTCCATTTATCAAAGATTATGTTAATTTTTATGACAATTTAATAAAATCCATATCGGATTTTAATATCGTAAATAATATTATTAACGGTGAAATTCAAAAAATATTTCAACAAGAAAATCCATTAGTTTCATTTTTAAATTTAGATAAAATATTGAAATGTTATCAAATACCATTAGATGAAAAATTAATTCCGATTTCTAAATACTATCTTGATATAATAAATAAGGGCGATGATATTATAAACGATGCATTTATTAAATATTTAAAAATGCAAGATAAATTATTTCAATTTCTCAAATTTAAATTAAATATTAACATCGATTCTGTTTTAAACATTATAAAGAAAATAAATAACATTAAAAGTGAGAGTAGAAAAATTGATTTATTAAAACAAAATTGTTTAGGATCTTAATTTGATTGCAATGCAATCATAATTTTCCGAATAACCAACATAATATCCAATATATTCTTCATTTTCTTTCGCCAAAGAATAATATCCGTCTCTTATGGTTATTTTATCATATAAATTTTGAGGATAATCATAAAAATATTCTTCATGTTTGGGGACAAGAAAGATTTCTTCCGGTTCCAAAAACATAACTTTAATATTAAAATTCCTATCTTCCGGTCTTAAAAAATACTTATAATCCATTCCTTCAACACATAATAAACACAAATGTTTAATATCATTCCAATTTAACAAATACGATTCATCTAACATTATACTAAATTTATCACCATTAACCGTTATCATTGAACCGAAAAATTTATTATTTATCATTCCTCTAAAAGGATTAATAATAAAAAATCTTCCGGCATATATAGGTATTTTTAAACCAACTTGTTCGGGAATAAATATTTCCGTAAATATATTATATCCGGAATATCCTATATTACGATTTTTATGGTATAAATATCCTGTTTGAACAAATTTCATCTATTTATTTTCTAATGCAATATTTAAAAGTTTAATATATTTTTCCGCCTCTTTCTTTCCCCACAAATCTAAATAAGGAAACGAAGATATCCCCTCCAATATAAAATCATCAATTTTTTCGTTTTCAAGATTTAAAGATTCAAAATAACTAGATAATAATCTTAAATCATAAATCAAATTCATAATAATATTAAATGCATTGTCTTCATTAAGTGTTTTATTAACACTTGCGGATAATAAAATATTTAACTTATGAATTATACCCTCTATTAATAATCTTATTTTTTCTTTTTCGTTTTTATCCAAATCCTCTCTCCAATCTAAATTTAGATCGAAATAAGACATAATAATTAAAATAATCGCAAATAACTCGTATATAAATCTTTCAGTAAAATAAAAATATTTCATGTGCAATTGGTCTTCGTAATTTTCTATAAAAAATGCAATTATATCGGATAATTTACAATCCGAACAGATATCTTTCATATCTTGTATATTTCTGTGTTCAAAAAGTAAGTCAATATCAACCATACTCTTTTACAAATGTCATATCACATTAACATAAGTGTGGAAAAACTTAATTGAACAATTAAGAAACCGTTTATATTACTTTATACAATTTGTATCAGGTAATGTTTTAGAAGAATATACTTCCGATAAAATTGAGTTTTTACAACCGGAAATATTTCAATATCATGATTATATGATGAATAAAATTGGGGGAATTGCATTTTATTTAGAATTAATAACATTTATGAAAGAAAATGGAATTAATGAAGATTTTTTTAATAAGATAAAGGAAATTCCGGAAGATAGAATACCTAATTGGATTAAAGAAGATATAAAAAATTTTCTTTCTCTTTCCGAATTTACTGAATCTGATATTATAGATATATTAGAAACACTTGTTGATTTATATAATTACTTGTAAATATGATCGATTTTGATTTCCAAGAAGATACTAATACAAGGAATTTTGTAAATAATTTTAATGATTTTTTAGAAGAAATTAATAAGAGGGTATCGAGGCGTTCACTTGCCAATTTGATTATAAATTTTGGTGAAAATGTTCAAAAATTAAATAGATTTTTTCCCGATTCTTCTTCTTTATATCAAGAATATCCTTATGATTTACTTGTAATGATACCAAAACATTATGCCAATCGTTATTGTAGAATGTGGACTTCATTATTCCCTGCCAGAGTTGCATATATTATTAATCAAGTTAAGAATTTAGTTAATCAAACCGGTCTAGAACAAACTTTTAATAATATTATTCAAACATATACTAAAAATCAAAATTTACAACTTATTGATACTTTATTAATTCCCGAAATAATTTCTAAATTAATTGAAAGTATTAAAAACAAAAACGATAAAAATATTAATAAATTAAAAGAATATTTACTTGAATTAAAAGAAAATTATATTTTTGGTCCTATTGATAAAGTTTTTATAAGGAGTATATCTTACGGTTTTCCAGAAAGATTTGGCGTATTTATTTCTGCCAACTCAACCATACCATATATTGAATTTTGGGGCAGTAATTTATATCAAGTATCTATTACCATGATGTTACCAAATACCATTAATGTTAACGGAAAAATAATGATGATATATCAATATTTCAATCGTCTTAGAGGCACAAAATTAATACAAAAATATAGTGCATTATTTCTTGAATATGAAGATTTAATTTTAACGATTTATCCTATTTCATTTGCAACGGGAGATGAGGCAGAATCTTCCGGTTTAATTGCCAGAATGGACGGATTTTTAACAAGAATACTTTATTCTCCTTTCGATCCATCTAAAATTAATAATATCATTCCCGTTGATGATCCCATAAGATATATATCAAGAAACTCTCAAAGAGATTTATATGAAAATATTGTAAATAAGAAAAAATTTATAGAAATTGTTTCCGAAGGATTTGATATTCATATGTTAACCGAAGAAGAAAAGAAAAGATTAGAACCTCCCCTTGAATTAGAAAACAAAAGTAAATTCGCATGATGGAATATATTCAAATTTCCGATCCAAGTCAATATAATTCTCCTCCCAAACTTCAATTTATAAATGGTTATCTTTATATTGAAAATGTATTTGTTCCGGCCAATTTCACTATTACTTATACTAGAGATATGATGTTTAAAAATATTGATGGTGTTCAATTGGTTGCACAAATACAACCACCATTATTTAAATCGCCCGATGAAACTTTAAAATTATCGGAATTCATGTCAATACTTTACTTTTCGCCTATTGTCATTGCGACGGAAAAAATGATTTCAGAGAATGTTCATCCATTAGATAATAAAGAAGTTATAAAATTTATTGGTGTTGTTTCTAATGTTCAAATAGGATTACATCAACCCGGTTCAAGTAATATAACATTAATGGCCGTCGATATATTAAATTATTTACTAATGCAAACAACAACATATTTATACAAAAATTTAAATTTAGGATTATATACAACAACATTTCAAAAAAATCTTGCACAAGTAATTCAAGAAATATTTTTAGAGTCTTTAGATACGAAAGATATATCACAAGTATTCAAAAAATTATTAGTTCATATAGGTGCATACACTATTGACATCAAAAGGGATTCACAATTACAACATAATGAAAATTTTGATACAAGTATTTTAAAAACAGAAGAAAGGAAAAATTTAACTTTAAAAGATATTTGTCCTCAATTTTCTATTGATGATTTTTTAACAACAGAAGAAATAGATGAAAACACTTTTTATATATCACTTTCAAATTTAAGAATTATTGAAACCGGAGATAAAACATCAAGATTTTTTATAAACAAAAAATTAAACATTTCAGAATTTTTTAATTATTATAATGTTATAAACAAATCAAAAGAAAAAGAAGTTATTATAGAAAAAATTGATACCGTTATCGATGATATAATAAATTCTCTTTTATTCAAACCGATTTACGGAGGAGATATTGAAAATACTTTATATTATGTTATTAACAAAAGTGGAATACAATATTTATACAACAATAATAAAGAATTTGAAAGTTTTGTTAGTGAAATAAAAAGTATCATTAATGATGATGTGAAATTTAAAAATTTTGTGCGAAATCTTTTTATAACCGAAACGGATTTAAGTAATGAAATAAAAGATTATGAAAAGAAAATACTTGTAAATAGATTGTATGGTATTCTTCCTTATATCCAAGATAGAAATTCCTTTTTAAATAAAGATTTAATAAATGCAGGATTATTAGATAATGAAAATCAATTAACTGATAATGCGAAAATTATTTTAGGTATTTGGGCGGGAGAAACTTCTCTTAGATTAAATCAAAGAAAATTAAATAATTCTGGTGCATATGGATTTTCACAATTTATCATATTTCAAAATATTGATAAAATTGGGAAATATATAAAAAATCTTTCTATTAGATATCCCGATTTAGATTTGGAAGAGTCGTATAATAATCTAAAACAAGAACGAGATAAATTAAAAAAATATAATTTTGATATTATAGGATGTTATCAGGATAAAAATGGTAAAATCGCCTTTAAGGAAAGTAATCTCGAAAATAGAATTGAGTGCATGAAAAATAACATAAAAAATAAGAATATTAAAACTGATTCCGATTTAGAACAAAAAATAAGAAATTATATACTTTTGGAACAAGATTTTATTAATAGACTAGAATCAATGGATAAACAAGAATTATATGCCCTTGATTTATTAATAGGAAATGAAATATTCCAAGAAAAAATGAAAAGTAATAACAATGATTTATTAAAAACGATTGCGTCTTATATCGGTTTTACAAATAAAAATATTTTACTTGAAAAGAACGAATTAAGAGGATATTTATCTAGAGTTTTATATGTATCTAAAGAATTGGGTTTAGATTTAAAATCTAATTTTGGAGTTGTTTATCTCAGTAAAGATCAAGAATCACTATTAAATGAAGTTTTAAATAATAACCAACAATTACAAAAATTAAAAGATAAATTGAAACAAAAATTAGACATATTTTTAAGTAATTTAAATTATCAAAGTTTTGAAATATATGAAAGTATAATTTCATATTTCGTAAGTGATTCGGAAATATCACAATTATCGCAAATAAATGAAAACACTAAATTAGTTGAATTTCCATTTGTTTATTTCACAAAATTAAGAAATTTCGTATTAAAATCCATATTATTTCCTAAAAAAGTTTCAATGTATAATATTTTATCAAAAAGTATTATAAGTAATTTATCCATTTTTGATATTAAGGAAAATATATACAGTATTGGAACACTTGTTTCCAATCTATTACAACTACTTAATTATCGTATAACCGTTTTTCCTCCCAAAGTATATAAAAATCGTATTATAATGTATTCTATTATTCCGTCTCTTGATTACCCCCTTGTTCCATTAAATGTAAATAATTATATTCCACAATTATTTCCCGTAAAAAATAACTTATTAAATGTTGATATTGCACAATCTTCCGTTAATTTCAATTATATTTCCAGTGTTCCGACAACAACCGCCATTCTCTTAAATATCATGTCAACTCCATTATTTATTATTCTTCCATTATCTAAAGTTGTCAAAACATTTGATGAATTAGAAAATATAACAACATTGCCAACCGATTTTGTAACCAAATTTTCCGCAATAGAATATTATCGTCTTCCATATATTAATTTTACTGCAACCGAAGATTTAATAACATTAAGTATATCTTCCGGTTGGACATCCAATAATGAAATCATTAAAGATAGAGGATTATATGGATTAATGTTATATGTTTATTCACAATATTTATATGATTTTTGGAGATCTTTTGCATATTCCGATATCGGATTTATTACCACTCCATTAAGAGAACAACCATATATATCATTTCCGTTATATTTTAATATTCCTGGATTTGGAATATATGGCGGAATATTAAAATCAATTTCTTTGCAATATACCATAAATAGTATGTATTATTCATATAATCTCTTAAATACTTATCAATTAGAATCGTTTAAAACCATTATACCATTTGTTGAACCATTATTTTCCGATATTATTAAAACAGACAATAAAGATGTATATTTCTTTGATTGGAAATTAAAGAAAATAGATTTAAGTAATTTATATTCAATTAAAAAGATTATAGAACAATCAAATGATTTAACAATTGATGATTGGAAAGAAAGAATTAAATACGAAAACCACATAGGAATAAGAAAACTATTTTATGATAAAATGATAGAAATATATGCACCAAGTATTGAAATAGGAATAACGCATTTTACAGAAAATACTTTTATTAAAGTTGATGAAAGATTTATAAAAACATTACAGAAAAATTCTAATGATTTGGAAATCGCATATTTTAATTCTCAATCAGAAAAAAGTATAATACTTAAAAATATCACATTTAGGAATGATGTTTTCACCATTGATGATGTCCAAAGGAGAAGACCGTAAAAAATTTATTGTATTTTCCATTAAAAATGAACAAACCAGACAAGAATTAATTCGTTATCTTAATGAACTTAAAAAGATAATAGATGAAATAAAATCTTTAAAGAAAAAATGACATTAAATGAAAGAAAGATATGTTTAATATATTAAATCCATACGATTGGAGACAATCACCGGTTCAATCATCGCCTTTACCAATAGAATATGTATATGGAACTTCTTCATTTGTAGGAAGTGGTCCCGCGATTATTCCTCCTAATGCAACAAAAGTTGATATTATTCCAATAGGATTATTATCGTTTGTTCAAGTCATGAATCAAACCAATCGTGTTATGCCATTTAGAGAAATAGGTTCTTTATGGGTTCATGTTCTTCCTGCACAAATGCCTTTAATGATAGGTGTTCTTTCGGGAACATTTACCGTAAGAGGTTCCCTCTTGAAATCACTTTATTCATATTATTTAATTTATGACCAAGATAATAATCGTTTAACAAATGAATTGGATCCCAATGCATTTCCACCTAATTATATGCCTGATACCACCGTTTTATCTCCAAATTCTGCCGGAATATTTTTTAATCCGTATTCTACATTATTTTATCATCCATTTGGTTTATATATCGCATATCAAAATATTGTAGATACTCCTGGAAATTCACTTGTTATACCTGGCGGTGCCGGTATGACTATTGCACAATTTTATCTTGAAAGATGTTATCCTATGACTTGGTCTCCACATATACAATTGACGGCCGAGGCCGCAACCGTTCAAGCACAAGTTCAATGTATTGTAGGATTCGTCAGAACCATACCTAATCCCGATTATCCCGAATTTGACGACAGATATTTATATCAAAAATACGCACAATAATGACATTTTAAAATGATATGCAAAGAACATATAAATCAAGAATTTATTATATTTTTGGTTATAGTAATAAAATAAAAGGAATACTATCATTTATTTTGGGAATACAAATACCGATTGGATCCAGAAGAAGAGGTGGAGGTTATAACACTGCAATTACAATCCCTCCCATTAAATAAAAAGGGACTAACTAGAGGGAAAACTAGAAAATAATAATAAACGGAGGTGAGAAATATGGAACTCAAAAGAAAATCTACAAAAGTAAGTGAAGAAGAAAAAAGAAAGAAAAAGAAGAAATCTAGTAGAAAAGAAGCAGAAGCAAAGAGAAAGAGGGGAAGAAAGAAGGGTAGAAAGTAAATTTTCCTCTTGGTCCCCTCTTGGGGACCCACTAAAATGAAAATCAATGTTGTTCTTCATCCTCATCAAGAATATCTCCTAGAAAAAATAAAAAATCAATATGAAAAAAATGGAAATTTAAGATATGTTATTGCACATACTATGGGAACCGGAAAAACTGTTTCAATGTTGGCACTTTCTAAATATCTTTTGGAGAAAGAACCGGATAAAAAAATCATTTTTGTTGCACCAAAATCATTAATGGGAAATTTTACCAACACCGTTAAAACCATGTCAGAAGGAATAAAAGTAAGAGAATTATTAAACGAAAAGGACTTAGAAAACATTAATGATGATAATCATATACATGTCATTTCTAATGATTTTTTAAGAAAATATGGTGATAAATTGGTTGATTCTGGTCTTTATAATACCATTATCATTGATGAGGCACATTATTATAGAAATCCAAAATCTAAATTAACACAAAAATTATTCGAAATATCCAAAAAAATAAAAAATTTAGTACTTGCAACAGGAAGTATTATCAACAATCGTCCGGAAGAATTAGGTGTATATTTACATGTTCTTTTAGGAGATAAATTTCCATATGGAAATAATTACAAACAATTTGCACAAGAATTTATACAACCTATTAAAAAAAGAATGTTTAAAAAACAAGATAGATCGCGATTTGCTAAATCACTTGCCGAAGGGAAAATTAAAATCGAAAACATACCTCCATTATACAATATTAAAAGAATTCAAGAATTGGGTGAAATCATTAAAAATCATTTTGATTATATCGATATTGATGCATTTAAACATAAAATGCCCAAAAAAATTGAAGAAAATATTGAAGTATATATGTCTCCCGAACAAGAAGAATATTTCGTTAATTATGTTAATGCATCATTTAAAGAACTGCATAAATTAAGACAACAAGGCGTTCCCAATGAAGTATTAAAAAAAATATTTAAAGTTAATTTTACAAGATTAAGACAAATTACCAATTCCGTTTCTCTTGTAAATCCCGATATTAAATTGGAAGATGAATGGAAATATTCTCCGAAAATTAAAAAAATGATTGAAGATATTGAAAATATACTTGCCGAAAATGAAAATAATAGAGTTGTTGTATATGGTTCATTTATAAACGCCGGATTGCTTCCTTTATTGAAAGGATTGGAACAAAAGGGAATTAATGCATTTTTATTTTCCGGTGATGCAAGTAAAGAAGAAAGAGATCAATCCGTTAAAGATTTTAATTCGGGAAAAATAAGAGTTATGTTGATATCCCCGGCCGGTATTGAAGGAATATCTTTAAATACGGGAACACATATGTTAATTATGGATCCGCATCCCAATCCTGAAAAACAAAAACAAACCGAGGCAAGAATCATAAGAATAAATTCTATTCCCAAAGAAGTAAAAATCATAAGATATTTTGCCGTTCCTTCAAAAGAAGAAAATCGTAAAAAAACACTTATGTATGGTGTTGACTGGTCTTTAATGGGACTCGCAAAATATAAAGAACTTTATCAACAACCAATAAGAAAATTATTAATGGAAGTTTCCTCTAATCCCAAAATTGCCATTTTCATTCCCTATTACGAAACTTATTTCACTTTAATCACATTTTTATTAGAATGAATTTCGAAAGTCAAGAAAAAGTTATTGAATATATTAATTCCCTCGTCTCATCAAGTCTTAATAAAATACTTTATAATTTACCCGTTGAAAAAGATATAGAAATAGTAATTATAGATGAAAATAAATCTTTTGGATATGTTGTATTATATCTTCCTGTTCAAGATGAAAATATTAATCTTGGATATATTCCATTCGTAACGGATTATTCTTATTGTAAATTTCTATTCTTACAAGTTCAAGATGAAGTATATCCCCTTGAAAGTAAATATATTGAAAGATTAATTCCACCCCAAATATTACAACAATTAAGAGAACAACAAACATTAAATAAAACATCTGAATATAAAAATTACAAAGAAACCGCACAAGATATTATGTATTCAAAATATTCCGAAAGAAGAGTGGAAAAAATAAAAAATATTATTAAAAATTTAAAAAAATCCGAAAAAAAATTGATTCCAAAATCTATTAAAGAAAAAATTCAAAGTAAATCCGAAAGAGAAAAAATGCCGGCACACTACTTTTTAATGCCAAAGGAAAGAAAATTTCCCGTTAAAGATCCAACAACAGGAAAATATCATTGCGGTTTAATAAGGGCCGCAATAACAAGGGCCGCACAACATAAATATGAAAATGTTGAAAGAAAGGCAAGAAAGTTATATGAAAAACATTGTAAAAATAAGAAAACTTCTTCCGATATTTTATTAGAATTAAATTATGTTAATGATGAAGAATATATTGCCAATTATCTCTATAAACATTCCGAATATATTGATGAAAATACTTTATCTTACATTTTACCGCACTTAATTAATCCTTATGATTTACCACAAAACAATATTAATTTATCTCCATTATTGATTTATTATACACTTAACAAAACTTCTAATTTTCTTGATTATGAAAATAATATTAAAACTGCAGGTGCTGGAACCGTTCTGGCACTTCTTGCCGGTTTGGGTATAATGGGTGCATTAGGATTTGCCGGATATAAATATATGAAACATAATGAAGATTATAATAATAAACATTTACAATTATTCGGAAAAGAGGCATCATTTATAGATAAATTAGTTGGAAGTGTATTTCATAGTGGTGATTTATTAAAACATAAATTTGGTATTGGAGAAAAAGAATTTGAATTGAATTTAAATAATGTTCTAAAAAATATGAAAGATCCTAGTAAAGATATATGGGACGGAATTGGAAAACATGTTGGTTTTCAAATAAAAGAAGGAGGATTATATAATATTATGTCAGAATTAAAAGAAAGTGGAGATAGGAGATTTTTTGAAGGTTTAAAAAATAAAGATTTTAATAAAATTGCGAATGCCATTAAAGATACGAAAGGGACACATCAATATTTAACCAATATTTATGAAGTCAATACGGAAAAATTAATGAAGAAATTAATGGAAAATAATGCAGAAGGTTTAAAAAATTCCTTTAAATCTTTAAAAGCGAAAATGAATGAAATGAATCTTTCTGATGAAGAAAAACAATATCATTTTGATAAAATGAATAAAATTCTCGAACACTTTAAAGATCCTAATAATCTCAATAAAGCAATCAATTTTATAGAAAATAAAAAAGTAAAAATAACTGATGATATCGATCCCCATGTTTTTATTTATGATACAAGTAATGTATATTACGGTATGTCAATGGCAAAAGATATATTGCAAAATCGAACAATAAGAAATAGGGTGAAAAATATATTACCTCAAAATGCGATTAATGATTTTCCAATGATTTCCGTGAAAAATATAGATAATGCAAGACAATTGCATCATTTCTTAGAAAGAGAAGGATATTATACAGAACACGAGGAAAAACTACAAGAAATAAGAATGAAAAAAGAGGAAGAAGAAAGAAAGAAACAAAAAGAACTTCAAAGAAAACAACAAGAAACGACGATGAAACAGGAAGAAAAAAATAAAGGAAAACTGGTAAGATTAAGTGAATTAAGTCTTTATCAAATGAAAAAAATATTAAGTAATATTTATAAAGAACAGGGGAAAAATATTTCTCCGAATAAAATAAAGACAGAAGGAATAGATATTATAATAGAAAGATATTATAATGATCCTAAATATAGACATCACTTTATTCGTGAAAATGTTTCTAAACTCTAAAATAACAACACATTATTTAATGATATGACATACGAGGAATTTAAAGAATTTAAATCTCAAATATATGCCCTTTTAGATCAATTAAAAGATGAATATAATAAAAAAGAAAGTGAGTTACAATATTGGAAAGAAATTGCAATTAAATTAGAAAATGAATTGAATAAACTAAAAAAAGAAAACGAAGAACTTAAAAAAGTTTCCTCATTAATACAAGAATATTCTTCATTTAGATCAATAACAGATGAAAGAAATAACAATCCAAGAAAAATTCAACACAATTTTGAAAATGATTTAAATAGAATAAGAAAGGCCCTTGAAGAAGTTATCTAAAATTTATCTTTATATTCAAAAAGAAAATTATTTAACTGCAGGCGGAATATACTTTCAATACGATAAAGAAATTGATAAAATATTAACCGAAATAAGAAATATTTATTTATCCGAAGATTTTTTTTATCCAATGATTTCCCCATAAAAATTATCATCCCATTTTCTTATCAATATTTCAAAAAAATCTATATTGAACAATTACTTCCGAAATTTAAAAAACATGAAACACACTACACACTTCCTACTAAAATATTTAACACGGAATTAAATGATGAAGATAAATTACTGATTTTAACATATAATACACAAGAAAATTATATTAATTTTTTAAAAGAAAATGGATATAAAATCGTAAAAGAAAATTATGGAACCAATAATTCATTTATACTTATTCCATTTACCATGAATTCACAGGATTTTAAATTAACTATTAAAAATAATAATTTAACCAATAGAATAAAAAAAATTTTAAATGAAATATATTCATTCATTAAAATTTAACATATGAACAAACTTCCCATTAGGAAATCCGAAATCATTTCTCGTTTAACATATGATTCACCTGATCTTACCATTTCAAAAGAAGACAAGGAATATATTTTGTATCTTGAAAATTATATTAAAGAAAAAGGATATGTTCTTTTTCATGAACTAAAACCAGAAGAAAGAAAGAAATTAGAATTAGAATATGTTAAAAAATATAACTATTACAAAAGTATTGGCGATAAAGAAAAAATGAAGGAATACATTGAAAGGATAGTTCTTGGAAATATTTATTTTATTATTTTAAAGGCAAAAAGGGGATTTATGAAAAGAATAGATACATCAGTTTCTTTATCTGATATTATAGGTGTTGCCATTTTAGGAATGATAAAGGCACTTAATACTTTTAAAGTTGATAATGAATGGGATGCGAGATTTCTAAGATATGCCGAAAAATTTATTGAAGGAAATATATATTCTTTACTTTATTATAAAGGACCCGGAAATGTTGTTTCATTTGGTGATATAAAAATAAACAAAGAAAAAAATTATCTTAATAAAAGTGAGTTTATGGACGAGGAAGATGTTATTATTTCTGACGATAACGAAAATATAACTTATCAAATGGAAGAAGAAAAAGAAACTTGTCCTTGTGTTTATACCGTTCTTGAATTTTTAAATAACAATGTTCCCAATGTTCCCGAAGAAGATTATATTTCATGTTTACTTTTATTACTTCTTGATGAAAATTCGATAAATTGCATTATGAATAATTATGAAAATACTTAATTATCGTCCATCCGTATTTTTAAACATTTATTATCTCAAAATTCAACCATATTATATTGGTGTTTTAGTTACTGGAATTTTCAACGATAGTTATTATTTTTATTCTCAATTTAATGAAAACATAAAGGAAAGTATTTTAGGGAATTTATTTCTTCTAAATTATAAAATAACAACTTATAATAATGATACCGTTGAATATTGTGTTCCTATGGTTGTAAGAAAAATAAATAATCAATACGAAATGGGATATGAATATCCGGAAAATAAATTTAATCCTCTTAAAGATTTAAAAAAAATTTCAATTTTAATTAACAAAATTGATGATAATTTCGGAACTTTTCTTTATTTAAAAAGAAACAATATTTATTCTTTAAATATTTCCGATAAATTAAATGAGGGATATATTAAAATTTTAGATAGAGAAATTATTGATTTTAAGGAAAGTGATTATTTTATTACAATTAAAAATTATGTTATAACCGATAATGAAAACAATATTATTGAAAGAATTGGGGAACATAAATATGCATTTTTAACGATAACAAATGATTTGTTTGATGGTTTAATTTTAGGTAAAATTATTGCATACGATGAATTTAGAAATTCTCTCATTTTCATCTTTTAATCCAAAATCACATTAAATTATGATATGGTTGGAACACCTATAAATTTTGATCCTGAAATCGTAAAAGTTTTAGAAAAGTTTCCTTTACAAGATATTGTAGTTCCTCTTGGTAATTGGATTGCCAATGATAAAGGAGATAATATAAGATTTGGTATTTGGTCTGGAAATACATTTGCCGGTCTTCAAAATGTTATTGTAAAATATGCAATTAAGGATGATTCAATAACCGAAAATTTAATACCGGGTAATATTTATGATGTTGAAATCGGTGAAAATAACTTATATATTCTAAAACCTTATACTAATACTTCTACATTAAAGGGAATAGTTTTATATGGCGATTATTATAAAAATCCATCAAAAGATTTTGTATTAACAGAAAAAAAAGATGTATATACCATCCTTTTATTAAATACCGATTCTGAATATTTTTATGGTTTAACAATTCCTTCAAAATTTACTGGTCAAGGATTAATTGATATTGATAATAGTATAGATCCTAATAGTTCCATTTACTGTAAAGTGATTCCTCCTAATGCCTCAACTCAACACGCAAAATTGAAATTAGTTAATACTATTGCAGATACTGATAAACAATTAGAAATAATTGGTTCTAATCCATTTTATGGAATAATTGTAGTTTCTAATAAAATAGTATAACGGGAGGGAAGAACCATGAATAATACATATTTAAATACCAAATTTGCCCAAATGTTAGTAAGTGGGGATTCCTCCAGAGTAAATAAAGTTATTGAAACGATTATTAGAGAAGATTGTATAGTTGATAGAATATTTCCTCCTCAAATCGTTGATATTTCTACCATGCCATCTGATCCAACTAATCCAATGAAAAAATATGTATTAGTAAGATATAATGCTAATCTTGGTCCCGCATATACATTAGGAATCGGTGAGGCACCAATTGAACACACAACTAATAATGGTTTTGCACCCGCATATTTCTTTAAAATTGAATACTTCTTCACTAAAAAAGAAGAAGAAATAAGATTATTTGAAAATAATATCCTTGATGAAGTTATAATTGCAATTAAAGAGAGAATTGGTGATCAAAAAGATAAAATTTTCTTTGCCAATGGTATTGCAAGTATTATAAGAAATAGAGATGCTGATACCGTTGGTCCTAAAAAGGCACAATTTATTAACGCAAGATATTTCCAAATAGTTAAATCAATTGCTGGTAATGTAATAATTGAAGATTCAACTGTTCCCCAATCTTTTGAAGATGGAACCAATTACCATGTTGGTATTAAAGAATTAATTAAAACCGTAAAAGATAAAATTTCTGAATTAAGAATTTCTCCTGGATTATTCTTATTGCCTTGGAGATTTTGGAATGGATTATCAACTTGGGATTTTGGAGGTGCGGGTGTTGTAACATTTGATATTTTCATTCAAAGTGCCGAAAGAGTAATTGGAGGACAAATGTTGACGGGAATTAATGTTCAAACAACATCTAAATATATTGATTATACCACTGGAATTCCCGGAGAAGTTCAAGGACCAATTAATATTAATGTATTAGGTGCCGTTAAAAAGAATGATTATAATACCGCAGAAGGTGATGAAATTGATGATAATGCATCACTAGGATATTTATTGCCTAGTGATGAGTTCTTTGGCATTAATTATGTAAGTGGTCCGGTTACGGACATAAAGAGTGACATATTTGAAAGATTACCTATGATTAGATTATATACATATTATTATACTGCATTGGCAATTGGAAATTCAAGATCATATATAGCATTTCCTGCCAGATAATTTATAATTATTTCATTATTCTATTTTTCATTTCTGGGGGCGGTCGCCCCCTTTATTTTTTTATACATTAAAATTTTAGAATGAATCAAACAACCAATTTCAATTTTTTTGATATACAAGATCTTACCGATTTACAAAAAGAAATAAGAAACGCAATCAATCAAAAAAAATTCGATTTACTTTCAATTAATACCAAAGAATTACTAACTGAAATTGCATATAACATCGTTATTAAAAAAAGATATACGAGAGAATATAAAATTCCTCCCTATTTACTCACATTAAAATCTTGTTCCACAGATGAAATACTAAAAGTCAATTATATTTTATCAAAACTTGATGCACAAAAAGAAGAAGATTTTAAGAAATTATTTTTGGTTTATCCAGTATTATATATTGAGAGTATAAATATAATGGATGAGTTTAAAAATAATATTCAAAATATTATTTTACCTCCTATAATAAAACCAGATACAACCCTTGAAGAAAAAATTAATGAATATGAAAATTTCTTTAAAAATTTGCCAATTGAAATATATCAAGAAATGACGATAATTATTAATGAATTTGCCGATTTATTAAATGCAACAAGAGTGTTTTATAAGGAACTCGTAAATTTTTACATGCAAACCCCAAATATTTATCAAGGATAATACTTTATTTATTTAAAGATCCGGAAAAAACCGATATATTTGAAGAATATCTTTATGCAATCGTAATACAAAAAATATTAATGTTGTTTTTGTCAAATGGGATAACCAATTTATTGCAACTTTCTAGTGAAATAAATTTAGATAATCCTTCCGCCAAAATGATAGTTGAAATATTGTCTAATATTTATACCGAATTTATAAAAGAAGATCCAATTAAACAAGAAAGAATTAAAAAGATTGTTGAATCATTTCCAAAGAAAATCACAATTAAACTATAATATCCCAATCATAAATTCCATATATTTTGTCTAACGAAGAAGATACTTCAATAGAAGAACCGGTATAAGTATTAGATAAGTAAGTTATTGCGGCACCATATGCAAGTATTAAAGACATAAATGAATCATCTAATGCCTCCGGATCTTCCTTTTCGTATGTTAAATATGGTTCCTTTCTTGATTTATATTCTGTTCTTGTATATGTTGTATATTCTCTTATAAATGGTGCAATAATTTCATATCTTGGAAATTTTATTTTTCCACTTTTTAAGTCTTTAATAAACATTTCCATTAAACGATATTTAGAACCGATAAAACGACCTCTTGATTCAGAATATTTAGGAGGATTATCTCCTCCTGTAAATTCAAATTCAAAGATAGGAAATCCCTTGCTTTCTAAATATGAATTTCTTCCTAATCCCATTCCCCAATCGCCAAATATCCTAACCGGTCTAAATCGCATTAAATCTTTTTCTACATTTAAATGAACGGTATTTTTTATTCCTTCTGTTCCTGTATATTTTTTAACAAATAAAACATAAAATTTTTCATCTTTATAACCAAGTATCGTTAAAACGGTATATGTCATGTCACCTGCCCAATCTATTCCCCCAAATAAAATATATTGTTGTGTTGGGTCATAAACATTAATAAAATCATAATTTTCGCAATTTTTTCTTATATCATTTTCCGTAATAATTTTATCTTGTAATTGTATGGGTTCTCCAACAATTTCGTTTACGAATGCCTCATAAGTATTTAATCTTTGTTTTTCAATAACTTTCCATGGTATCCAGTATGCAAACAAAGAAGATAATCTTAACGATAAATATTTTCCATTAGGATTAGTTTGCACTAATTTTCCATTTTCTTTGATAATTTTTCTTGTTAATTGGGTTTTACACTTAATACAAAAAGGGCCATATGAAATATTGTCATAATCTATATTTTCTCTTGTCGCAAAGTTTTCTGTTTTACAATTGGGACATATAACCATATATTCATGTCTTGTTCCTTCATACCACATATCATATGATAAATGATATTCGGTTTTGAATGTTCCAGCATAAAATTCTATTCCATATTTTGATGATATAATAGTAGGACGAATTTTATCAACAAAATCATAATGTAAATCTTGACACTCATCAAATATAATAACATCTGGATGCGCACCTCTTATTTTTATTCCCTTCTCATCCTCCGTTTTAACTATCTGATGCCTAAAATATATAACTGAATTATTTTTAAATTTTTTCATATAGACTCTTTGTTTTCCTAAAGAAATATTTGAATACATTAAAAGTAATTGAGGAGAGTTATTAATAATACGATTGAATGTTTCCTCGACCGTTATTTTAATTTGTTGATCGGTTGGCAAAAAATATCCTATTTTTAAATTACTTTGCAATCTCGCAAGTAATAGTGCAATAGTTCCCATCGTATAAGATTTTCCAACTGATCTTGATGCAATAAATACTTTTGTATCTCCCTTTTCTATTTTAAACAATGGTTTTAATGGTTCTCTTAAAACATATACATCTGGAGGAATAATTTTATTGACATATTTGGTTAAATCTATTGACATTTTAATTTGTAATGTCAATTATTAAACCTTGTTGTGATTGTCCTGAAACTTTTTTAGAATTAAATGATACTCCTAATTCTTATTTAGGACAAGGAAATAAATTTGTTGCTGTTAAATCAACAGAAGATGGATTAGAATTTGTTGAATTAAATATAAGTGCAAATCAAATATTATTTTTCGAAAATGTTCAAAGTTTATATTTGCAAGATACCATTGATTTAAATGATAATCAAATTGCATATGTAAAAGAAACCAATACTTTTTATTATTTAAGAAAAAATGGTATAAACAGTGGAACACCATATGATCCTTTAAAAATTAATGTTTATTCTTCCGTAAATGGTGTTTGGGTTAACACTAAACAAAAAGTAATTTATTTTACTAATGAAAATTTCCCCATTCAAGATGGACTATGTCCCGAAACTGCATTTAACATTAACACTTTTAATAACATAATTATTAAATCAACATTAGAAAATCTTTATATTTATTATAGGCAAGACATACCAGATACAGTAATAAAATCTTTAAATATTGATGTTGGTAATATTAATTTTTTATATATTACCAGTCCTGATTATGCACTTAATTTATCTTTAAAATGCAATTATATTGAACATTTTTATATTTATTATGGAGGTTTAGAATATTTTCAAGTAAATTTTTCTTCTATGGATTTTAATGCAATAAACAATTTGTATCTTGATGGATTATATTATGAATTTAATGGCAATTATCGTATTAAGAATGTTTTTCTTTCTGAAAATGTAAGTGGTGTTATTGTTTCTATACCATTTAATTTTGTAAGTAGAAGAGGTATATATCATACTAAAATTTTATCTCCCACAGTTGCATTAAGAACCAATGATTTATATGATTATTCTTCCTTATTAACTTATGATACTACGCGTAATTTTACTTTAATTGATAATATAGAATTTATTTATAACTATATTTCTATTGAGGGAGACCCAAAAACTGTATTATTAAAATATAAAATTCATTATAACACCATTCCAAAATATTTTAATGTTTTATACGATTTGCCTTTTAATAAAGAATTTTCTAATGGACAATATTTTGAATTAATATTAAAAGAACAAATAAAAAATATTCCCGAATGTTGTTATGAATATGATACGATAAGAAAAAAGTATATACTAAGACCGGGACAAACACAATATTTTACTATTGATAGAAGTATTATAGAAAATACCCATGTTGGGGCAATATTATTGAATATAACCGTTGAAAATAGGATAAATATCAGAACAGATACGGGAGATATAGATGATGCTATTAGTGATGGAGAAATATGGTATGTTTTAAGTAAAAAAGTTTTTAATACTATACTTAATAATATCGACTCTTTCTTTATTATCGAAAATCCCACAAGTTCACCATCTTATTTCTTAATGAAATTGGTTTATCTATATTTGTAACATGTTAATTAAAAATATCATTCCTTCTTTCCATGCAATTGTAAAATCCACTTTAAAACATGAATCTAATTTATCTTATCCATTTATATCAACATTTGTATCTCAAAACAACAATTATGGACCCACAATATTGGTTGAAAATGTTAAATGGACAAATTATCAAGAAAATAGTGTTAATTTAAATTTAAATATTGTTAGTTATGAAATCAAATTCGGTTTAACTTTTGTTAAAATTCAATATCATAGTTTTTTAGATAATCTTGTAATAGGGACACCCTTGAAAGTTGTTATAACGGATTGTCCTGCATCCCCATCTGAACCAAGTAATTATAATTGTATTTATATAGGAAATCAAACATTTGTTTATAATGGTTTAATATTTAGTGGTGATCCGTGTTTTAAAATATTTAAATACATTACTTATGATAAATATTCTTCTGTATTTTTACTTTATACTTATTGGCATGGTGTCATTGATCCGAATATTGGTTCATTTTATCAAAGGATTATTCCCGAACTTCCATCTTTCATTACCTCATTGCATGTTATAGGAGGAATAAGATTTGTTGGATATTATAATAACACACAAAGAGATGGTATCAATTTTGCATTAGAATATTCCCTAGAAAGAGAACAATATTTAAATAATCTATTATTGTATTTGATTTATGACGAGAATTTTGAATATATGCCAAACAAATTTTTAGGTTTTAATACTAATCCAAATTTAAATTCAAATTATTATCAAATTACTTCAGGAGAATTCAAAACAATACAAGAAGAAAAGAAACCGGATAGAATTATAATTTATAATGAAGATGATTGGAAAAATGTATACTATTATCCATTAGATGTGGATTTAATGTTTGCCGTAAGTGATGAAGAAGGAAACTTAATTTCCTTTGATGGCCACAATCTTTTTAAACTTAATACCTACTTATTAAAAAATCATTCTATTTTTACGCCACAATTACTCAATATTAAAGTAAATTCAAGTGATGATGTTTTAAGTTCTGAAATTTTACAAGATTTCATACTTCTTATCAATAATCCCAATCTTGATTTAAAATATATTAATGATTATAATCCTTCGAATAAAAAAATTTTTGTTTTTAATTTTGGTGGTATAAAAAGAGAAGATATTGAAAGTGGTATTAATATCAAGTTTTATATAAATGAAATAATGCGTTATAATAATGTTGTAAGAAATACAAATATGATTTTAATTAGAACCGAACCAAATATTAACATACAAAAATTAAATAACAATTTATTATCTATGGATATTGTATTAACTTCTAGTGATATTGGGGGAAAAATAATTGGTTCTTTCGGTTTAATTGAAAATAAAATATATCCAGTTCCATTTAGAATTGATTTTAATAATATTGGAAATAGAATTTTAATTTTCAGAGAAACACTTGAAAGATTTGATGAAATTTATATTATTTATGATAAAAATGCATTAGATAAAGAGTTGTCTTTTAGAGTAGACAATGATTATCCATTTCATGAAATATATTGCCTTCCTAAAAATTTTGTTATTTTTGTTACAAATTACAATTCCGATGTTATTACCAATTTAATTCCCGACGAAACACCTTATAATTTCAATGAAGTAATAAGAAATATTCCGAGTGATTATTCTTATTATGTTGGAGTTATTGATCCATTAAGACCAACACCGAAATTATTAAATTTAAATATATTAGATAAATACAAAATATTTTCTTTCTTCGTGTGACATTTTTATGGGGGTGAAAGTGGGTTTCGACTCTGGAATCTTTGATTTTGAGAAGTGCAACGGTATACGCATAACGGACGAGTAGATCTATAGATTTTTCTTTTTTTATTTTTTTTGATTTTTTCTAAAAACGGATTCCAGAGGACGCGGGTTCAACTCCCGCCACCTCCATTTAAAAAATGACAAAAAAGAAAAATAATAAAATACATCCTGATGATTTTTTATATGTAGAAGAAACACCAAATTATATTATTCAAAAAATTAGAAAAGATCCTCCTGATGCAACTAAATATCGCAGAAAAGAAGTATATGATAAAGATGGGTATCGCCATCTTTTAACCATTGCAGTAGTAAGTAGAAAAGGAAAAAGAGGAGGAAGAACCGTTGTTACATCCATTTGGCATCCCAAAGATGAACCAAAGGCAAGAAAATTAAAAGAACTTGCCAAAAGAAAAGGAAAATTAAAAAGAAGTAAAATAGTTGAAAAACAAAGAAAAAAATAAAAATGTCTTAATGGCGACATTTTATAATGTATGAATATTCCTTTTTCACCAGTAAGAATTTATAATATTTTCCTAGATGAAATACAAGAATTACCTTCCGTAGAATTTACCGCATGTATTATTGGTCCCGTTTTACCTTTGGTTGATAGAGAATTTAGTGAAGAAAATACTTATACTAGTGGAACCAATTTTTACTTAAATTTTATTTTTAATCCCAATGAATTTCCCGTTAACTATAACTTTTATATTTCTCCTAAAAGTAAAAGAACATATGTTAAACCAAGATATGAATTATATACATATTATAAAGGCGTAAAAATAACATTAAGACCAAATATTGATTATATTGTGGAGGAGGATAATAATCGTTTTAAATTACTTAATATTTCTGGCGGCAATTTTAATTTATTTTTGGGTAATATCTTCTTGAAAAAAATAAATTGTTCTGGTTCAAATGTAGAATTTATTTCTAATTCCTCTCTTACCTCATATGGTGTTATATTAGAAAAAAATTTAATATTAAAAACATCATCTATTGAATTAGAAATTATTGATATTATTCCTCCCAATAAAATTAAGTGTCAAATTTTATCTGGTGATTGTAGTAACATTTCTAATCTTGATATTTATGAAACTTATAAATTATTTCCCGTTGATGTTGATGGTTCTCAATTTACAATAGAAAATATAACTTTAAATGGAATTTATCGTGTATTTAAATCATTTAAAGATAATGAAGGAAAACCTCTCGTTATTAAAATTGATAATACAATAAAAGTAAAAACCAATTTTGGTGGTGATGTTATTGATGATTTAGATAATTTATTATTTGTCGGATGTAATATACTTTTAAAGAACATGGCACAAAAAAAGGCATTTTATGTTATTCCATTAGTTTCACAAGACGAAGAATCTTATTTTAATGCATTAAACAAAATAACTGAATTAACATTTGAAAATGAAATACCTTATGAGATTACCGTATTAACCATGAATGATGATGTTTTGAATGGTTTAATTGATTTTATTATACAACAAAATGATCCTTTATATTCCAATCCTATAAGATGTTTTATTGCACCCGATTTACCATTATATGATTATGATTGGAAAGTGGGAAATAATAATATGGGAAGTGAATATTCATATTTAGTTACTGAAAACACCGGATTACAAACAATAGGAGTATCAAATATAACTATTACTGATGTAGTTAAAATAGAATATACTGGCACAGATCCATCTTATAATCCAGGTTATGATTATATTGTATTTACTGATGATAGTAAAAGTTTTATTATTGTATTAGATAGAAACGATGTTAATAATGATGATGTAAATAATATTATAACATTTCCACTATCAAAAATTAAATATGTCATTGGAAAACAATTAACTTATGATAATTTAAAAACAATAACTTTAACTGATAGTGCAAATATACAAACTTCATATTCAACCAATAGTATTGCCTATTCCATAACCCCACAATCATTGGAAAATGTTAAAAATTATTGGATAAATTATGTCAATAATGAAAGGGTTAATATTGTCAATCCATGGTTAATAACATATGATAAGGAAAGATTACCTGGGTTTTATTTATCTTGTGCAAGAATGGGACAAAGTGTTGGAGAACCAGTTATTTCTAAACCAACATCTGCGGAACCTATTAATTTAAGAGATATTGTAGAAAGACCCGATTATTCCATTGAAGTATTTGGTCCGGTATTATTTGATGCATTAATTAATGGCGGAATTGATGTATGTTTAATATATGATGGAATATTTCAATCTTGGCATCAAAGAACATCTTATAAGGGACCACAAATTGATAGAAAATATCAAAATACCATTAAGGCACTTGATTATTTCAATTGGAGACAAAAGAAAATTGCATTAAGATACACAAGAAAATATGCATTATCTTCTCAAATTATTAATCGTTTAAGAACCGAACTTGAATTAAATTTAAACATTTTAAAAAGTAATACATCATTTGGTCCCGTTTTAGGTCCCTCTTCTAAAATATTAAGAATAATCGTTGTTAGAGATCCATCTGATATACCGCCCGATATTCCCGTTTCATTAGAGGCGGGAGTTATTATTGTAAATAAAGTGGAATTATTAAGACCATGGTTAACAACAATAATTTATAACATGATTACGGCACACTAATGAAAAATATTTTTCTTTTAATAAAAGATATTTTCCAAAGTGAAAGATTATTATTAGATAAATATCCTGTATTAAATCTCAAAACAAAAAAAGAATTAGATAAACTTCTTGATGAAATAATTAACAATATGGATAGTATTTTTCAAAAAATAAAAATTGAAGATTGTATTATTCAACCATTATATACTTTTTTAGATTCCGACAGTAAAATGATTTTCCAAACAAATGGAAATCCCCTTAATCTTACTATTTTGATTAATAACATTGTTTCTCAAAATCCGAAATATCTTTTTTTAAGAATTTTTGAAAATGATATTTCTGATCCATCAACGATAATAAAAATCGTTGTTAATCATTCCTATTATATTTATAACGATATATTTAAAAATTTTCTTTATCTTAAATTTCCGCAAGACAATATATATAACATTTCCATAATTTTCGAAAATCTTATAGAAAACACTCCCAATTATTTACAAATGAAATTTCCGGAAATATATATCCATGCGTTCCATATTTAAATTAATAAATGATATATTTCAAAGTGAAAGATTACTTTTAGATAAGTATCCATTTTTAAATTTAAAAACAAAAAATGTTATACTAAAAACACTTCAAATATTTACTAATTTTGAAACATTTCTTGTTAAAAAAGTTGAATTTAAAGATGTAATTATTAATCCCCCTATCCAAATAAACGATAATATCCTTTTTTATTCCAATACTCTTAATGAAGTTCAAATTGAATATACTAATCCATCATTACTAAAAATTCAAAAAATTTTCATAATTTCTCAAAATCAAGATGTAGTATTAAAACAAATTTTCATAAACAATAATTTAGACATAAATAAACAAAATATTCCTTTTTCTGGTTTGATTTTATACGAAAATTTGAGTAATTTTCTTTCATTAAAAATGATACTTGATATATCTGTAAACCATCAATTAATATTTCCCGATATTTATATTATCTTTTGGGATTAAAATTGTGGGTATGCGTCTTATAAACTTTTATAACAACTTTATATCCGAAATAGAAAAAGAAAACAGAAACATTATTTATCAATATAATGCACATGGTTTGGTTTATCTTTCTATAATTGAAAAAGGATATAAAGAGAAAAATGGAATAAAGATTTATAATGCATTTAAAAATGAGATTTTTGGATTGGATTATTTTTTAGATAGAATTGTTAGATTTATATATTCTGCGGCAAATGGACAAGATACTTTTAAAAGGATATTAATTTTAATAGGACCTCCAGGTTCTTCAAAATCAAGTATCGTATCAATTTTAAAAGTTTTACTTGAAGAATATACCAAAAATCATGAAATATATGCACCAAAAGATTGTCCTAATCGTTGTAATCCATTATTTTTACTTCCAAGAAATCTTAAAGAAGAATTAAAATATAAATATGGCGTAAATTATTTAGAATCGTTTTATTTACCATGTCCTGTATGCCAAAAAACTTTAAGAGAAAATCCATGGGAAGAAATTGAACTTGTTCCTATTCAATTTTCCCGTTTAGGCAATATAGGAATTTCCACTTATGCACCGGGAGATCCCAATTCTACTGATGATTCTGTTTTAATAGGAAACTTTTCTATCGCAAAATTAAGTATTTATAAAAATGATAGTGATCCGAGAGTATGGAATTATACTGGTGCATTACAAAGTGGAAACAGAGGAATAGTAGAATTTGTAGAAATAATGAAATCCAAAACTGAACATTTAAACATACTTTTAACCGCCTCGCAAGATAAAATGATAGTTTTAAAAAATTTTGGTGCATATAATATTGATACATTTTTAATTTCTCATACTAATATTCCCGAATATCAAAACTTTATTCAAAGAAGTGATACCGAAGCATTCAGAGATCGTTTATTTGTTATAAAAATACCATACAATTTATCTTATACTAGTGAAATAAAAATCATTAAAAAATTAGTAAAAGAAATTAACCATATGGATCCTCTAGTTTATAAAGTGTCGGCATATTTTTCTATTTTAACAAGAATAATCAAATCTTACAAAAAAGAAGACCTAGAAAAAATCATACAAATATTTGATGAAGAAAATGAAAATATAAATAATAATTCTGATTCCGCAGATATAGAAAGTATTAAAAAAGAATATTACGAGGATTTTAAAGTTGGTATGAGTGGAATTTCACCAAGAACAATTGCGAATATTTTATCCGAATTATCTTCTTTTGATGAAGTTTCTTGTATTGATGTTTTAAAGAAAATATATGATAATTTTATAAAGTTTAATCAAAATAAAAATGTTGAATATAATGAATGTTATTCTATGACTGAAAAATTTTTGGAAAACGAAATAACTAAAACCGTAATTGATGCATTATTAGGATACGATGAAATCGATAAAGAAATTGATTTATTATTTAGAAAATATTACGATCATCTTGGTGCTTATGTCAATAAAACGGAATTAAAAGATCCGGTAACCGGAAAGAAAATTGATATTGATGAAACATTCTTATCTTCTATTGATAAACATCTAAAAATCGTTTCTGATTATGAACATAGAAAAAATGTTTATTTCCGTTTATTAAGTTTAACTTCTTCACTTCTTTTACAAAATCAAACACTATCGTTAAAAAAACATCTTCCTGAATTTTATAACGCACTTAAAGAATATATGTTTAAAGAGAAAATCAAATTATTTGCACCTTCCCTTAATTTTGATATTCCAATTTCAGACGAAAGTAAAAATATTATTCGCATGATTATCGATAATATGAAAAAAATAGGATTTTCCGAAAAGACGGCAAAAGTCGTTCTAAAATACATGAATGATAATATTATTAAATTCTCATGAAATTAAACGCACGCAAATCAAGATTAAAATTCATAAGAAGATTATTAGAAAATTATCCCGATTTAAATATAGAAAGAGTTATTAAACAAGTAAAGTCAACAGAGAATAAATTATTACCACATATACCATATACTTATATTGATATTTATATTCCGGGTGAAGGAAATGGTAGAGGACAAGGACAAGATGATGAAGATCTAAAAATAATGGATGTTGATGAATTTATTGAAATATTTGGTGATTATATTCAACTTCCCATAAAAGAAAAGAAATTTGTAAATATTAATACTAAAAAATATGGTAAAGATAAAAAAGGAAGGGAATCACAAATTGATATTGAAACAACATTAAATAATAGACTTAAGACACTTATTATGATGGGAAAAGAATTGAATGAAAACATCTTAGATGAACTTTTTGAACCTCCATTCTATGAAGATGATATTATTTACAATATTTTTTCAACACAAATTGAATATACATTTGTTCCATTAATAACATACAATATAGACATATCCGGAAGTGTTTCTCCGCAAGAAAGATTTGTAAGTAAGTCTCTTTTAATACTTTTAATGAATTATCTTGTAAAAAATTTTGATGTTTCTTATGTTCAGTTACTTCTTCATTCAACGCAAGTATATGATTTTTCTATTCACAAATTAACTAAAAATATGAATGTTAGAGAACTTATAAATCAAAGAAAAGAAATAAGGGATTATTTTAGACAAACAGAAGGCGGTGGAACATTATTTACGCCTTGGGTTGATTTTTATAAAAGATACCTCGAGAAAAAACCGCAATTAACGAAATATCTTTTCTATTGTTCTGATTTTGAAGTTTCAAATAGTGAAATATTTTATTTCAATAAAAATATTTTAAAACATCCTTATTTATCCTACTGTGTTATATTATATTTTACAGGTAATACTTCCATAAACAAATTAATAGAAGAAAAAATAAATGAAATAATAAATAGTGTTCCGGAGGATAAATATTCTTTAATTGTTTGTAATACCGATTTATCTGTTTACGATTTAATATTAGAAATTTCAAAATATATATCTCAAAATGGAGTGCATGTGATATGAATACACAAAATCTTTCTAAAAAGTTATATGAAATTCTTGGTCCTGGTGATATATTAAATCTCAACGATCCAAAAGTTTTATATCTTTTAATTGAAATATCGGAACAATTGGTTTTAACGGATCCTGTAATATCTATGGCGATATATCGTGCCTCAAGATATCCTATTGTTGATTTTAACATTATTATTGATGACGAAAAAGTAAAAGAAAATCTGGATTTATCAGAAAATATAAAAAATAAAATTGATGAACTAATAAACAAAAAATATTATTTAAGAAATACCTTGATTAACTTACTTGTTGATTATTATACTTATGGTATTGGAATATTAAATATTGAATTTCTTGGAAAGAAAATATTAAAATGTTTAAAATGTAATTTTATTTTTGAAAGTGATTTAATTCCCCCTAATGTTTTACTAAAAGATTTGATTGAAGTTGATAATGAGAAGAAATTGATATATTTAAAGATAAGGTGTCCAAATTGTAGAAATGATAAAATGATATATTTGGATACTTATTCGGATGATTATGTTTATTACTCAAATGTTAAAGACAAAATACTTAAAGATATTAATTTGAGATTATGGTCAGTAAAAGATATAGAAATTTTATATGAACCCTTTACCAAAACTTCTTTAATCAAATTAAATCGTGAATTAATAAAACAAAAAATTAAAGAAATTATTAATAATTTTGGTATTGATGTTTTGAATAAAATTGAATACAATCTCTTAAAATGGTCTTTGATTGAAGACAAAAAAGAAATTCAATTTTATTTAGATAGTAAAACAACATTTACTTTAAAATATAATCTTCCCACCGGAATTGATTTGCCATTTTTCCCGTTAATTGCGAGGGGATACAGAGGTGCATTAATACTTTTAGAAATATATCGTTTATTAGTAAATTACTCACAAGAAATCATACCATATCGTTTATTGTTTTCTCCTCCGCAGGGACAATTAGGTGTTACTCCTGTTCATAATATATCTAAAAAATCTGAAAATTTAAGAAAAGTTTTAAAAGAAATTGATAGGGAACCGTTAAAATTATTCATATCAGATACACCGTATGAAAAATTGGAAATTGGAGGAAATGTTCAAAACATATCAATATTAACGCAATTAATGGAAATGATATATACTAATCTTATAGGAATAACAGATTTACCCAAAGAACTTGTTATGGAAGGAACTTGGGCATCTAATGTTATTTCTATTAGATTACTTGAAAATTCCCTTTTAAATATCACCATTCAATTAAATGAATTCTTACAAAGATTTTCCGAAATATTATCTAAAATTTATAATTTCCCAAAGTTCACATTATCTCTTATACCACCAAGAAGAATTGATTCTTTATCTGAATTTCAATTATTGTTCCAAATACTTCAAGATAAGTTTCCAAAAGAACTTCTATTAAAAACTTATTACGGCATGGAACTTAAAGATATTTATCAACAAATATCTTACGAACAAGAGTTAGACGAAAAATATAATATTCTTTCCGAATTTAGAAGAAAAATTCTTGAAATGAAATATGTTAATTACTTACAAGATTTATTTTCTGAAAATACGGATGAAGAAGGAAATATTGATTATGATAAAATTGCGGATGAAATAATAGAACAAACACAAGGAAATCAAAAGAAAATCGTAACGATACTGGAAAGTGTTGCACAACAATACGGAGAAGATACGGCACATAAACTACTTGAAGTTATAGAACAAAAATTGCAACAACTAAAACAAGATAAAAAAGGGAAAGATAAAGAAAATAAAGAGATGCCCGTAAAAAGCATATCTAGAAGAGACGATATTAGTAAATGACTATGATATTTAAATTTACTGATATAAAAAAACAAGTTGAAAATCAAATATCAAATAAGATATCTAATGTTTTAGAAGAAGATTTATTGCATAAAAAACTAACTAATTTTATAGAACCGTCTATTGAAGGATTTATTAATGCAGCGTATAATAATTATTACGGTTTCTATAAAAATATATATCATCGTTTTTCTATACCTTCTTATTTTTTTAGAGATGTTGTTCGTTTTAATACTAATCAGTTTCACATAGGAAGATTGGTTTCTCTTAGAATTGATAAGGATAAAGATTATTATATATGCACTCCGATTTTTAAAAAGAATGACAAATATGGTTTTTATAATATTATTTGTAAAAATGGTATTTGTCGTTTTGATAAAAATCGTTTCTTTGAAGTTGATATTAAAAAAGAAATATTAGGAATCATCGTTGGAAATCAAATAACAGGATATAGAGGATTTCCTGTTAATGAAACTAAACTTTTAATTCCTTTAATAGTAATTCCTATTTATCCTGGTGATATATTCGCAATTCCTTATACATCTTCTATAATAGATATTAAGGATCTTGGTAATATTGGTGTTGATTTGGATATAAACGAAGATGGTAAATATTCGGTTGTTGATAAGGGATTGTTCAAGGTTCTATTTTTTAACAATCTTGTTGTTTGGGTCTTATATAAAGACATTTCTGAATATGAGAAAGAGTGATATTGCATATAAAAGAAAACTAATTGCCTTATTAAAGATTCTTAATATGGAAGACCGTATATATGAAGTTAAGAATCTAAAAACCATTCAAGAAATCAATAAGTATCTCTTTTATAATGAGGATCTCAAAGAAAGATTCAAAATGTATTTAAGGGTCTTAATGGAGAATAGACATAAGTAACAATTAGTATCTTATAATAAGGATCTAATATTTAAAAATATATTTTTTATTTTTTAAAATTTATGTAGAGTCTTATATTTAGATTCTCAATAGTTTCTATAATAATAGTGCCATGAAGAGAGTAAAAAATTGGGGGGATGCCCTCCCCCCCGAAGGCGAAAGGGGGCAAAATTTTGATTTTGCTGGCAATTCTGGTTTTTCCTATGGCAATTCTGGTTTTTCCTATGGCAATTCTGGTTTTTCCTATGGCAACTCTAAAAATGATATATTTAAACATTATTTTGGAAAATTGACTAAAGACGAGGAAAAACTAAACGAAATAAGGAATATTCTAGAAAAATATAAACTCGAGATTCCCAATAGTTTACGGGTTTTCAGGAAGGGTAGCATCATTTGTGAAATATATGATAAGTACCTGATATTTACTCCTGATTTGAAATTTATAACGGTTCTAGATTACATTTCGTCAGAATACAAGGTGGCGATAGTCGCCACCGGCGTTAGAAAAAAAGTCAAGGAAATTTTCGACGAGATCAGGAAGATTCTTTCTTCCTGATCTCGATCCCCCCATTACGGGGGGACCGATTTAAAAAAATCTTTAATTTTTTTTATATTTTATCCCCCATCACTTCCCGTTATAATTTTATAAAATTATAACGGGAAGTGATGGGGGAGTTGTTTTTAAATTTTATTCATTTTTTTAAATTTCAGTATTTTACATTAAAAATTTAAAAAAAGAAAATGAAATTAAAATTGTTTAGAATAATCTTTTCAAACGAAAAATTAAAAATATTAGATCAAGATTTTAGTGTAGAAATTGAATATATCATCGACACGAATCAAAAAATTCTTTATATTATACATAGTTTTCCATTAACTACTTATTTTATACTCAATCAAAATCCAGAGAAAAAATTAGAAATACTTGAAAGAATAAAAAATGATCAAAATATTATTGAAAAGAAAAAATATAAACAATTACCAAATATTATAGATAAATTTATAGAAAGAAAATTATTTACCAACGAAATCATTTTATATTTAAACGATATAAAAAATTCATTGTTAAATATTTTGAATAACAAAGATTGGAATAATGAGAATGTAGAATTATTTGCATTTTGTGTTGAAGAATGTCGAGAAAATATTAAAATTGACAATAAATTATATAATAGTCTTCTAATGACCGAAATAAAAATTGATAACAAATTTGGGCAATTTTTATTTAAAAACATTTTTTTCTTTAAAATTAATAAAGACTATTACATGATTTTGCCAAATTATATTTCCGAAATTACAGAATATATTATAAACCACATAGAAGATTTTTATAATAATTGTATTTGCATAAATCAAAATATAAGAATTGAAAAACAATTATTTTATAATAACAAAAATTTTATTTTAGAACATTATGATTGTCGTTATAATGATCCTCAAATTACACTATTTTTCAAAGATAAAGATGAATCCAAATTAGTGTTAAATTTTAAATGCAGATCTAAAAAAGAGTTTTATAGTAACATTAACTTTACTCAATCTCTTATTAAAAACAAAGATGTCATTTTAAATTTGCTTGATGAACATAAAATTTCCGTTTATAACTACGCATTAAAATTAATAGATGAAATATTGTTAAATATAAATGAATTCAGAAATAAAATTAAAATGGAAAAATTTTAAATTATTATATTATAAAAGAAGAAAATGCAATTTTTTCTTCAAGATAAATTTCAAATCAAATTTTTAAATTTAACTTTAAATTTTATTCCATTTAAAATATTCAATTATAATTTCTCTTCATCATATAAATATATTTATTATTTAAGAAAAAAAGAATTCTTTTATAGTCTTGAAAATGAAAAAATATTCATTTCAATTCCCTTAAAAAGAAAAATAAAAGTATTGTCCAAAATTATAAACGGAATTCAAATTATACCCAATATTAATAATACTGATTATATTCATTTAGAAATTGTTGATAGAAAAGGGGAAAGATATAATGTTTATATAGAATCAAATGGGATTTTTGTTATTTATAAAGGAAAAAGATTATTATCCATTGAAAATAAAGATATGGAATTATTTTCTTTAATAGATATTGTAATTAAAATTCTAAAAAATAATTTTTATTTTAATAAAATTACCAATAAATTACAAAATGTTAAAAATTCGTTATTAAGATATATACAGAATGAAAAATGGGAAAATAAGGATGTTGATTTACTTAAATTTATTTTTGATATAAAAATGGGTACTATTAAATTTAATAACGAAAATTTTAATTTTGGTTTAAGTTATGAATTGAAAATAAATAATATACAAAATGAAATAATTTTTCAAATTGGTATGTTTACTGATGGTATTTATTTTTCACTAATTCCACAATATTTTCCCGAAACGATTGATTATTTTATTAATTTATTACAAAGAACAGATTTATCAAAGATGTTCATTTTTCCTAAAAAAATATCAATTACAAATATACATCATTATAATAAAAAGAAATTTATAATAATATATGAAAAAGATTCTTATATTGCAATTAATAACGAAAATAATGAAGAAAATATTCTTTTTATTAGATTTAATAAAACTTCCGATTTATTGAATAAAATAATGTTAATTAAAGAATGTATAAAAAATAAAAATACTATTTTTA